AAACGTCATGAGGACAGCCGCCGACGCGCGGATGACCAGCCCCGACATACCCAAGGTAGTCCAGCTTGCCTCCAGGGCGTTCGGTATTACGGAAAACGAGGGCAAGGGCGTACTTGACCACCTGATACGGGGTAGCGACTTGTCGCTGTACGGGCTGGCGAATGCCGTAACCAGGACGGCTCAGGACGTAGGCAACTACGACCGCTCTACTGAGCTTGAGATGACCGGCTGGGATCTTATGAATATGTCCCGTGCCGAATGGAACCGAATTAACAATACAGACTAACCGGAGCCTAACCCCCTCCGGCTTTTTTCAATTAATTGGCACCTCCGGACTGTTAATTTTTCTCAGGTATATGTCGATATATATAATAGAAAGGTAAAGAACAATAAGTTAAATGTTCTTGACTTTCGACAAAAAATCTGTTAAAATGAATTAACATCACGAAAACAGCGGAGGTAGACACCATGAAAAACCAAAATTTCGGAATTGAAATCGAATTGACCGGAATCTCCCGCGAAACAGCGGCGGACACGATTGCCAAATACTTCGGGACCACTGCAAGATACGTGGGCGGGGCATACAAAACATGGGAAATCACCGATACGCGGGACGGTTTCGGGAAGGTCTGGAAAGTCGTGCGGGACAGCAGCATATCCCCGTCCGGGACGCGCTCCAACGATGCAGATGAGTACCGCGTCGAAATTGTCAGCCCGATTCTTGGATACTCCGAAATTGAAAAGCTTCAGGAGATTGTCCGCGAAATACGGCGGGCGGGCGGGAAAGTCAACGATAGCTGCGGAATCCACGTCCACGTCGGGGCGGAAAACCACACCGCCAACTCCTTGAGGAACATGATGACCATGATGTATGCTAGGGAAGACATCATCTTCAAGGCGTTACAGGTCGAATCATTCAGGCAATACTCCTACTGCAAGAAAACGTCCCTGACAACCCTGGAAAACGCCCGCAAAACCAAAAACCTCACGATGGACAGCCTGCGGGACATATGGTACGAGCAAAAAGATAGCTGGCATTGCGCAAACAACCACTATCACAATAGCCGCTACCACGCCCTCAACCTGCACGCAACGTTCTCCAAGGGCACGGTCGAATTCAGGATGTTCAACTCAACCCTCCACGCGGGGGAAGTCAAGGCTTACATCAACCTGGCGCTGGCAATGAGCGACGCTTGCGTCAAAGCCAAGTCAATAGTCATGAAGAAGACCGACGAGGCTGAAACCAAAATCTTCGGCGAATGGCTGAAAAGAATCGGCCTGGCCGGGGAAGAATTCAAAAACACCCGCGGACACTTGCTAAAGCACCTGTCCGCGGGCAACACCGCCACAGCATAATTGATAAGGGAGGCTATGACATGAAAGTAACAATCGACGGGGCAGTATACGAGGCCGCTACGGCGGTCGCGCTCATTGAGGAAATCAAGGGCCTGCATTGGAAAGTAGACAGCACGACAGATGCGGAGGGGTATATCCGGATACAGTCCGAGATGTATTGCCGCATGGTAGGGCGCCAGATGGAATTGCCCGGACAATCGTCCGAAAAGGACACGGAAGCGCGGGCGATAGCCATGTTCAAAGCGGTTGCGGATACCGGCGCGTGGGAGTTCGAGGAGGAGGAGGGGGATACGATTGAAGGCTAGATATTATTTCGCGTACGGCTCTAACTGCAACTTGCGCCAAATGGCGCAACGTTGCCCCAAGGCCGTCAGGGTCGGGCCGGTTACGCTTCGCAATTACATCCTTACGTTCAATGGGAAATCCAACGGGTGGGGCGTTGCGAACATCCAGCGTCAGGAGGGGGAGCAGGTCGACGGGCTGCTATGGAAAATCACCCCGGGATGTGAGGATAGCCTTGACATATATGAGGGCTTCCCGCACCTGTACACCAAACAGGACATCACGGTTTACGGCTCGAACGGGAAAAAATACAAGGCCATGGCCTACGTGATGACCCCCGAGTACAATACTCCGGCTGTCCCAAGCCAGTATTACTATAACGGGATCGCCACGGGGTTCCTGCAAAACGGGATACCGATAAATTCGCTCGTGAAAGCGCTGCGCCAAACAATCTTGACGGTAAATAGGCTGAGCGTTGTCTAAATACTGAAAGGGCTTTGACTGGACAACCCTCCATCAAAGCCCTTTCGTATTGGCGTTGGCCTATAACGCCTTGGATATATCATAACGTATCGTCCTCAGCCCGGCAACTGGTTTACTCGGAGAGCTTCAGTATTTTTTTGGCCGCGTTTACGTCGTTCCGATAATACTCCTGGATTATCATAAGCATTTGCTGGGAGCGGGATCTATATCCTGCCTCCGCGTCCCTGTCCAGCAGGTCCATGAGATACTTCGGGAGTGTCAGCGTGGCCTGTTGGTTGTTGTCTCCGACTGTTTTTCTCATATGTAATCACCTCGTTTTATACTATCATTTAAATTTTTTACTGTAAATTAAAATAAAACTGTCTTTTTAGACAGTTTTATTATTCCTTAACTTAATTACAAGTGTTAAAGCGTCAATCATGAATAAATTATATTCGCTTGCTATTTCATGTATAAAAAGGTTATCTATAGCCCAATACAACATTTTATTGTCTATACTTGTACCCTTGCCGTTAATGATGTTTTCTAAGTTATTTACTGTTTTCCCTTGTATGTATTGCGTAAATGCATTAAATTCATTATTCATGCTAAAACCCCTTTATGTCTGTTTTTATTGTACTTTAATTTTATCATGTTAATATAATTCTGTCAATGACTTAATAGATGGTAAAATTTTCTTATTGTTTTAATTATAAATACATGATATAATTAATATGTAAAATTAAATAGTGAGAGGGGGGATAAATGAATGAATATTGATTTTGACATTTTTGATAAGTATATCATTGCCGAAACGTCCGATACTGAAAAGGGAATAGATCCATGGGCTTTTAATAGTGAAACAGTAAAACTAGCATTTAATTTAGTTTTTGGTTGTTCATTTGATGAGGCAGAAAAAAATAATATTTCAGAACAGGACATGGTAATGGGATTTTTTGGTTTTAATGAGGATATAAACATTTTCATTATGGATAATAAGGAATTGATTGAAAATAACAGTAAATACAACGAATACAGAGAAAAGCAATGGGGAAATGATTGGGGCTGTTGGGTACTTGGTTCTGGTGACAAATAGTTTAAAATAATCCATCAGTAAGTTTACTGATGGATTTTACTTGACTTTATACCCCTCCGGTAAAGAGGGGTTACTACAAGGAGGTAGAAGAATGGGAACATTGAAAAAGGAGAATTATCAAATCACGGCTACGCTTCCAAGAAGAATCGTAGAATTTCTTGACATGGACGCCGAGGCTGGATACCGAACGCGCTCGCAGCAGCTTTCGATGATCGTCAAAGAGTATTACAAGGAGAGGCTGGCTAAAGAGCCAACCGATGAGGCGGAGCCAAATAAATAAGCCTCCCGGAAGATGGAAGGCTTATGTGCCAATGGGTTGCGGCTGTCGCGTATCAAAAGACAAATCCCTGACAGTCAGATTAATTAGCGCCCTTTTCAATTCGGGCCGCAGGCGATAGATGAACTTGCTGTGGTTTTCATCAGCGTACATCCCAGTATACAGGACGGGCCAGAAGCGTTCGTCTTCCGTGGCGTTCCCGCCCCTAATCAATTCGCACTTAGTCTTAATATGGACGCGCTTCGCAAGTTGGCTTGACATCAGATTATAAAAGTCTTTCGTTCGGCCATACTTTTCAGCTAATTCTATACACGCCGCGCCGCCATCGATTCTTTTATCATAGTCAAGCATACATTTCATGACAATGAGCGAATTGTCTTCAAAGACGTCACTGTCTTTGAGTAGGCCCATCCAGGTATCTTCACTTATCCCTGGACTGTACTCGTCACCAGGCCACCAGCTTAGATGATTTGGTTGATCCATCGTATTTCACCCCGGCCTTAGTTTGGCCGGGATGGGCATAAAAAAACCTCCCGTTGGTTTGGAAGGTTTTATCAGTTACGCGCTTTTTTGAATACAGGGGTTGCGTCTGTCGTCAGTACGTCCATAAAGATAGTCGAGTGATACATCGAAAAAATCAGCTAAAAGTATTATATAATCAGGATTAGTTGCACCGCGGCCGCGTTCGATATTATTTATAAGATAGAAATTACCCCCAATAGCCTCACCTAACTCCGCTTGGGTCAGTTTCATTTCTTTGCGCAATTCAACTAATCTATCTACAAAAACTTTTTTCCCCATTTTACTCCCACCTATTGCTTTATACGCATATATGACGTATAATATATATTAGGACATACCTTTGGCTAAAGGCATTATACAATATAAAACTAAAAAATGCAAATAACACAAAAAACGCCAATTTTCCGCAGCCACAACGCTATCCAGGCAATGAACGCTACGAGAAAAGAGGCGACGACAAATAATGTTATGAACCGTCAATATGCACAAATCCGCTACTATATTCGTTGCATTCAATCTGTTGTCATTATACGACAACAAAAAACGCTTGTTTTTCAAGCATTACAAGACATAGACTACATGTGAAAGAAGTCAGCGTGTAGTCAACCATTGTTCTTTCATCCGACGTATCATTTATTCTATATGGTTGCCTCCCGATTTAAACGTTTTCTGAACAGGCACCAGGCGGATTCGAACCGCCGGATAAAGGTTTTGCAGACCTTTACCCACATAGAACAAATTTACAGGTCTTGCCAAGACAGATGAAAGAATAAACAAAGTTTATTCTCTTATCTGTCTTTTTTTGTCTACCCCTTAGAATCGTTGCCATATATTTACCTGGCTAAAATATTCATTTTTACCAGGATAATGTCGATATATATTATAGAAGTAAAGAACAATAACCCAAAAAAAATTGACAACAGGAGGAGCTGACATGAAACTGACACAAAGCGTTGAGTACCTGATTCCCAATTTCCCCGCTCACTTAGGTGAGATGGACGTAGATTGCATAACGCAAGACCTAGAAACACTGACCAATCACAAGGCTGACAAAATCCAAGCTAAAGTCAAGGCAAGGGAAAACATCCGCAACCTGGCGGCAAACCTGGACTATACTGAAATCTATCACGTCTTTAGCGAGGACTACATGCTTGACGTGATGAAGTTTGAGATAAACGAGTTAAAGGAGATAAACGCTACCCTGGCCGACATTGAGGAATTTGAGGAATCGCTACATGACGACGCAGATTACCAGGAATACACTGAGATACAATCCAAGACCGCTTAACAGGCCTGCCGCCCCCTTCACCGGGGGGCGGGGGCAGGAAATTTATAAAAGGACTGCTAGAATGATTGACATTTTCATCATAGTTTATGCAGACGGGTTCGGGATATACCACGACTTGACTACGGCGCCGCAAAAATCCTTTATAAGTGTTTATTGGATACGGGTAAAGGACAGAACAATCAGGCTGAAACTTGCGGCCTAGAATAAGGGAGGCATAGCAATGGAACTGAAATTCGTTGACGACGCTCACCGTGATTTTTATTACGACTGCATTACTAAAACCAACAGCGAGGGCGACAGCTACAGGGAGGCCCTGTTTTACGCCCTTGGGATAAATGAGGATATACGCAGGAACATCCACGACGTTTACGACTTCTACTTGAACTCGTTCAAGACGGATACCGCGCTCCGTAAGCCATGGCAGACCGGCACAAGCGTAATGATAACCCGGTTGGCGATAAACCTGTACAACGGCTACTGCGGGAGTGCGGAGGAAGCACATCTGTTTTCGCCGTATGAGTTGTTCTGCAACCCGTACATCGAATATTGCCTGGAGGCCGTAAGGATTCGTTACAAGCGGTACATCAATTCGCCGCTGACTAACGACGATATCCTGCAATGCATAATCACAACGGCGCTGAACAGTAAATCCGATTACATTTATACGGTCGAGCAAGGCGTTTTATGCATAGTGGACTTGGACAAGGGCGGCCGTTCCGTAACAAACGACATAGAAAACGTTTTGGAAAGCATTAACGCGCTTGAGGGCAACGTTGAGGATATGCCTATCATCTACCGGGACAGCGAGGGCATATGGGACGCGGTTGTCGGCTGGCCGGGCAAGATTCAATTCGCGTCGGTAGACGTCCGCGACAAGGCCCACGCCATTGCGATAATCAAAAAGCATGTCCGCGACATGAGGCTCCACTGAGACGCGGCCCGTTGTAGCAACAGGCCGCCGGAGAGAAGCCCCATCCGCTGCCAGAATATTGCTTCTACAGCGTTATTTTATCAATAAATATATTATTTTGCAAGCCAAACAGGAGGAATTTATATGAGCGAGGCTTTACTGCCGGTCGATGGCGCCATCGAGGTTGAACAGTTGCCGGTCATACGCGAAAGACTACAGGTTATCAGCGACCAGATTAAAGAGCGGGTGTCGGACGCATTGGCGCTGGAATGCACAGAGGACACGGTCAAGGTGGTAAAGGCCGCGCGGGCGGCGCTGAACAGGGACTTTGGGGTACTGGAAGCTAAACGCATGGAAGTCAAAGCCGCGATCATGTCGCCGTACAACACGTTCGAGCAGATATACAAAACCTTAATCATGGATGTCTTCAACGAGGGTATCAATACCTTGGGCGCGCGTATCAACGCCGTGCAGGACGAACTCAGGAAGCAGAAAGAGCGGGAGGTAAATGAGTATTTCAAAGAATACAAGTCCTGCCGCGCCTTGCAGTCGGGTTATGATATGGACTTCATATCGTTTGAGAAAGCGGGCCTCAACATAAACCTGAGCGCCAGCCTGAAAAGCCTGAAGGAGCAAGTCAAGGCGTATATAGACCGCACATGTTCTGACCTGGAGGCCATTGAAACCAACCCGGCCCACGTCGAGATACTTTGCGAGTATAAGCGCACGATGGATTTGGGCCTGTCCATCTCTACGGTCGAACGCCGGCGCCGTGAAATCGAGGAACAGAAGGAGCGCGCGGAGAAAGCCAAGCAGGAACGCGCGGCACGGAAGAAGGCCCAAGCGGAGCGTGAAAAGTACCTGGCCTCACAGATACCGGCAGACACGATTGTGGACACGATTGTGGACACGATTGTGTCCGAACCTGAGCCGCTGCCCCCTCCGGTCATTACAAACCCGGAGCCTGAGCAGGTTGCGGCCCCGGAAGACGTTGAGGCAAACGGCCAGGATGACCCAATCAAAACGCTGACGTTCAGCGTGACCGCGCCCATATCCAAGCTAAGGGCGCTCAAAAAATTCTTAATAGACGGAGGTTATACAATCAATGGCTAATTCAGTCGCTCAAAAGCCGCGTTTCAGCGTGGCAATTCAGACAGACGCATACCAAAGACTGATTAATAACACGCTTCAAGACCCGAAGCGCCGGTCAAGGTTCCTGGCGGCCATATCGTCCGCTGTCGCAACGAACCCCGACTTGCAGGAATGCGACGCGGGGACGATACTGTCCTGCGGGTTCCTGGGGGAAAGCATGAACCTGTCCCCCAGCCCCCAGCTTGGGCATTACTACATGGTACCGTTTAACGATACCAAGAACAACCGCAAGGCGGCCACGTTCATACTTGGCTACAAAGGCTACATCCAGCTTGCGGCGCGGTCGGGGATGTACAAGGACATAACAGTTAACCCCATCAAGCGCGGGGAGCTTATCAAATACGACCGCATAACGGGCCAAATCAGCCTGAACCCCATTGAGGATGAAGTCCAGTGGGAGCTGACCGAAACCATTGGCTACTACGCGTCGTTCGAGTACCTGAACGGCTTCAAGAAGTCGCTGTATTGGAGCAAGGCCAAAATGATACAGCACGCCGACCGGTACAGCAAGGCGTTCAGCGTCGGGCCGGCCACGATAAATACGAGGAACGGCCCGGTAACCAAGGTATCGTATGAGGATTACGCCGCAGGGAAAGTGCAGAAAGGCACTGAATGGCTGTACTCAAGCTTCTGGTATCAGGATTTTGACGGTATGGCGCAAAAAACCCTGATTCGGCAACTGCTAGGCAAATGGGGCATCCTCTCAATCGAAATGCAGACTGCGTTTGAGAGCGACAACTCGGTCATTAACGCGGACTTGACCCCTGAGTATGTTGTTACCCAAGATACGGAGGTCGAGCCGATAAACGGTAACGGTAACGGCAACGGGGCCGAACCCGCCCACGAGGAGGCCGCGCCCGCCGCGCCTGCGCCGAACGGCGGCGATAATATCTCAATGAGCGAGCTATGATTGAATACGACATCTTGTCGTCGGGCAGTAAGGGCAACGCCACAGTCATAAACGGGGAAATCCTGATTGACTGTGGCGTTCCCGCCAGGTCATTGAGCAGATACATTAAAACGTTACGGCTTGTTTTACTCACGCACCAACACGGCGACCACCTCAACCCGGCGGCAATCAGATACCTGGCGCTGGAACGCCCAAGCCTGCGGTTCATATGCGGCCCATGGCTTTATGACAGGACGCTGAAAGCCGGGGCCCTCAAGCTACAGGTTGACCGGATGCTGCCGGGCGAAACGGCGGTATATAACGCCGGCCGGATCTCAACTAAGCCCGGCTATGAAATAACTATGGCGCCGGCAAAGCATGACGTCCCGAACTGCGGGTACAAGGTCATCCTCCCCTCCGGCGAAAAGCTGTTTTACATGACCGACACGAATACGCTGGACAGCATTGTCGCTAAAGGCTTTGACCTGTACATGCTTGAGGCGAACTGGGAAGAAGCGGGTATGCGCGAACGCATAACCGCCGCAATGGAGTCAGGCCAATATCAATACGAATGGCGGGCCATCGAGAACCACCTGTCTAAAGAAAAGGCTGATAATTGGCTGTATCAAAACATGGGGCCAAACAGCCAGTACATCTATCTGCATTGTCATGAAGATATTGATTCCGGAGGTGTATCGAATGAGTAAGATAAAGGTCTTGAAGGTCGAACCAGGGCATAAGCCTTACGTAACGGAAATCGGCAACGATTTAAAATCCATGCAGGCCGTTGTAGGCGGATACATCCAGGCTGTACCGCTGGCCGGCGACGCCGTTTTAATCTGCAACGAGGAAGGGAAGCTTGACGGGCTTCCGTTCAACAGGAGATTCGGCAATGACATACTTGTCGGGACGTTTTTCATAGCTTCAAGTGACGACCTCGGAGAGTTTATTTCACTTCCGGATTCGGACATAGAGAAATACACGAAAATGTTCCGCTTGCCAGTCTGACGGAGGTGTCGAAATGGAAAGCAGGTATTTGTTCCGGGGCAAGCGATTCGGCGGCGGCTGGATAGTAGGTTCACTCGTCGATTCAGAAACAATAAGCAAGAATAGTGACCGTACAGACTTATATGCCGTTAATCCTGATACCATCGGCCAATGCACCGGCTTTAAGGATAAGAACGGTTCACTGATTTTTGAGGATGACATTGTCCTTATTCCAAAATTGGGCGCGTTCAAAATAATTTGGGGGATTTTCTCATACTGGGCATTGCAAAGCAACGCCGGTAAAGAATGCTTTTCCTTGTACACATATGCCAGTAAATCAGATTGTGAAGTTATTGGTAATATTTATGATAGTCCTGACCTTATAACAGAATAAGATTCATGCCGTGGCGGAATAGGTAGACGCTAGACGGCGCGAGATAGCCTGTGATCGCGTCCAAGGGGCAGGGTCAATCCCATGCGGGGCGCAAATCCCCGCCGGCATGGTTGGCTTTAAATACACATAACAGTATGCGCATATCTGTATACACATACAGGAATGGCTTAAACGCGCCGTTTCTGAGGCTATACATATATCCGCATACATATAAACGCATACACATATCAGGAGCAACAATCATGCTTTACTCGAAAAAAAACAAGTACCACAACCAGAAGATTGTCTTAAACGGCATCCAATTCGATTCCAAAAAGGAGGCGGCCAGATACCAGGAGCTTGTCTTGCTACAGCGGGCCGGTGAAATATCAGACCTGCGGCGCCAGGTCAAGTTCGTCCTGATACCCCGCTTTGGCGATGAGCGGGCAGTAGTTTATTACGCGGATTTTTGCTACACCGAGGGCGGGGCAAATATCGTCGAGGACGTAAAAAGCGCGGCTACCAAGAAGGACAAGGCGTACATCCTCAAGCGGAAGCTGCTCAAGTATTTATTCCGCAATATCGTGTTCAGGGAGATTGACTAGGCAGTAGCTTAATTTCCCCGTGTTCGCGCTCGTATTTCTCTATGTCTCTTTTACAAATGCGGTCAATATAGTTTGCTAATGAGCGCCCATCCATGCCAGATAATATTTTCAGTTTCTCGTATGTGCTTTCTTCAAATCTGCATGAATATACAATCAGCTTATTTGATTGACGCACTGCATGTCACCACCTGTATTCACTTGTAGTTGATAGCTAACAGTATATCAGGTCAAATATATATTGACAAGCCTTTATGCTTATGGTAAATTGTAGTTATTAAGATTACATATAACTACAATAGTAGAATAATACTAAGGCGGAAGATGATCATGCAAAAAGAAATCGGATATTCATATATCCCCAATACTCTTATCGAACGTATTGCGAAAGTACGAATGAGTGATTTGCAGGCGAGCATTGTCTGTATCTTATTTCTTTATCAATATGGCGTTTTCCCCAAAGAATGTCAGATACAAAGAACCCATGCTTTTTTATCAAAAACAATAGGTATAAGTCTTTCTTGTTTTTGTAAAGAGGTACAGCCGTTGATAGAGAAACACATACTGAACGTTATACAAGGGACAACAGCCGATATTATTTCATTCAACGAAAACTACGATGAATGGATATCATAGGTTGTTTAAAGCGTTAGCTTGTAACGCGTTACATGAGCGTTACATGAGCGTTACATAACGCGTTACAGAATGTTACACCTTAGCATGTTAGTTTTACATGTTAGTTTTACACGTTTTACACACAGGAAGAGGAATACAGAATGAGTGACGTCAAATGGATAAAAATCGTTACTGGTATCTTTGACGATGAAAAGATTTTACTAATCGAAAGCATGCCGGCTGCTGACGCTATTATTGTCATTTGGTTCAAGCTTTTATGCCTTGCAGGAAAGCAGAATAATTCAGGCGTTATAACTATGTCCAATGGTATCCCCTATACCGAAAAAATGCTTTCCGTCGTATTCCGCAGAGATGAAAGTGTAATTGCGTTAGCTTTACAGGTTTTTCAACAATTCAAAATGGTTGAAATTATTGATGATGCAATCACTATTCCGAACTGGGGAAAGCACCAAACGTTAGATAAATTAGAGCAAAAAACTGAGTACATGAAAGGTTACATGAGGGACTATAGGGCCAAACAACGGCTTAAAATAGCGGCTTCTAAGGACGAAACAAGTAAAACTAACAGTAAAACTAACAGTAAAAATAGTAAAACTAACAGTAAGGCTAATGTTAGCTCGGCAGAAGAAGATGTAGATGTAGATAAAGAAGATAAAAAAGACTCAGATGGTAAAGAAAAAGATGATGAAGAAAAAGCCCCAAAAAGGTCAAAAACCCGTGCCACAGCAGCAGCGAAACCTTTTGTCCCGCCTACGCTTGATGAGGTGATCGCTTATGCCAATGGCCGTGAAAGCATATCAGACCCGCGTCATTTCTGGGAGCACTACGACCTCTCAAATTGGACGGACGCCGGTGGCAACTCTATTATCAACTGGAAACAAAAATTCATTCAATGGGAATCACGCGATAGAAAGAATGGAGTTGCACCGAAAAAATCTGGCGCTATCAACCCTTTTTTAAAAGATATGTTTGTAGACGAAGGCGAAAACATTATCGAGGGGGATTGTTTCGAGTATGACGGTGACGGAAGCTCAAAAACTAATGGCAATGATTAAGGCTAATTATCCCATGTATCATGCAAAGACAGATGAGGTCACGCAGAAAATGGCAGTAAAAATCATGGCGAAAGTTTTGAGCGATCTCTGTCCAGAGGACTGCGAAATGGCGTTATTGCAATACATATCCGAACCGCACGAATTCCCGCCGAATGCGGGGCAAATTCGCCAGATTGCCTTGAATTTACGTTCGCCATTTGCCAACTCCTTGATACGAAATATGATTCCTTCCGTGCGGAGTTATCACGAAAAAATAGAAAAAGGGTATCAGGATGATAGCTACACGAGATTCTTGCTAACAGATACAAGCCTGGAGGATGCATTTTCCGATGACTGAATACGAATTTGAGCGCATTATCAACTTCATGGGAGGCATCTGGGGCGCTCAGTTCGATCAAGACAAAACGCAAATTTGGTTTTCAATTCTAGGCAAGCTGAAACCAGAGGGGTTATTAAAGTCGTTGCAGGAGCTGGCGCTTGAAAAGACTTTCCCGCCGTCAATCAGCGAGATTGCCAAAAAGTACGACGAACTCAAGAAACGGGCCGAAGCCGAGAAGCGCCAGCAGGAACAAGAGGCGTATGATAAGCATATAAAAATGCTGACTGACGGCCAGCACTACTGCTATATTTGCGGAAATATCGGCCTCATTTTTTTCGACAGGGATGGGTATGAGTATGTATGCCGCTGTTCGTGCGCAAGAGGGAAAAGCGGCTGGAGCAGGTATCAGATAACCCCGGGGATGATGTGGAAAGACCCAAATACTGGGAAAGAGGAAGACATATACATGCCCGAAATTAACGACCTTTTCACGGAGGAAGAAATTGAGATAATCAAACTCAAGAATTCTGGCGACAAGATGGAAAGGGCCGGGGCAGCCGCCATATCTAGGGGCGAGTTGTTGAGGCAGGCGACAAAGACCTTAGTCGAACAGGTTTCATTAGGCTGGGAGGATTATCACGGGGATACCCCGTTCAAAAACAAATAAAGTACCGGGAGGGGCTTAATGCAGAATCCAGATTGCTACAAGTGCAGGTACAGGCGCAACGTGCCGGGCGACAAGCATAGCAAATGCGTATACCCAGGGAACGTCGAGACGATATTTGCCTTAGTTGGGATTCCTGAAACGAGCAACATGGAGAACGCGAATAAGTTAAACATCATGGCCGACAGGCATGGGTTCGAGAAGGGCTGGTTCAACTGGCCAGTCAACTTTGACCCGACTTGGCTAAGGAACTGTGACGGGTTCAAACCCAGTCAGGTTGAGGATAGAGGGGGGAGCAATGCGTAGTTTCGTGGACGTAATGAAGTCGCCGCGGCTGACTGTCATCGACAGCGGGCTAGGCGGTATTGCGGGTAGGACTGGTATGAGGTGGCTGCGGGCGTACCTGTCACACCCGGAATACAAGCCGAACGAGGTCGTTATTATCGCCGGATGGGACGAGTTTACCAAAAGCGGCAAGCCGCTGGAGCATGTCAGCGTGTCGCTGAGGCGGCGATGCCCAACATGGGACGAAATGGTCATGATAAAAGACATATTCTGGAAAGATGAAGAAATGGTCATCCAGTTCCACCCGCCCAAATCGCAATACGTAAACATGCACCCGAACTGCCTGCACCTGTGGCGCCAGCCGGGCTGGGAACCGGATATGGAATGGTAGATTGTTAAAAATTTAACACATACCCTCTAAAACGGCCCTATTTTGAAAAAAATAGCCTTGGGAATATAAATATACGCTGAAACTATTTCCGTGGATATTTAGGCCCTTAAAATGCGTATTCCGGGCATTTTAAAATCGGGGCCTGTCCCGGCAGAAACAAGGTCAAAAACATACCCCGTTTTTTTGCGTTTTAAGGCCCGTCAAATTGCTTGGAATATAAATATACGTCCAAACTGTTTCCGGGCGAATCTGAGGCCGTAGGACACCGTAGCGGGCGTTTTAGAATGGCAGGCATACCCGGCAAAAAAACAGACATCAGGAGATAGAAAAACAGGGAGGTAAAGTAATATGGCTAACCGTGGACAGAACCGGCAAGCCGCCAGGGAAAAAAAGATAGCGAACAGGCCAAAAACAAGGGTTTGCCTGGGCCCGGATGAACTCAAGCTCAAGCTTTACGAAACTGAGCGCGAAAAAAAGATTGTAGCCAAGGTAGTGCATGAGCTAAACATTGTCACGCTCATGGTTGCCCGCGACAAGCTGAAGTTCGGCAAGAAACGCCTCATGCGGCTGTACAATTTCCTGCTTGAAATGTGGGATGCCGTCGAAACCGGGCATGTGTCCGCCGCGGACATGGAGCGGACGTTGATTGAGGAAGTCGGGATTGAGATTTTTCAAGTCAAATTATAAAAGGGGGCGCTTGGCCCAAATGGAGAATATCGTACCGAATATTCATGTCCCTACTGAGCTTCTGCCTGATACGAGAAAGCATATACACATGATTAAGCCAAAAGCTCAGATTCGCCGGTTTATCGTGGACTGCCATAACGGTATCAAATACTCCAACAATGAATTTAACTATATAACCCTGGAGGATGATGTATCGACCGACGAGGACGCCATGGTATATCTGCGCAAGGAAACGTACAAGCACATGAAAAGCAAGATATACTCCTGCGTGGAGTTGCTGGGGGAAATAAGGCTGGTAGACCTGCCGCTTATGAGCAATGAGCAGATGAAAAAGCATACAAAGCTGATTTTTTACAACCCGGCATGGGAGCCTTTGTCGGCGTACTCAAGAATGTTATAGGGGGAGAAATGGCACTAACAAAAGAAAAACGGGAAGAAATAGTGTCGCATTACACCGAATCGGAGTTTGCGCGGGTAATGAGGCTGGTGGATGACTATGCGGTTTTCGAGTTCATCTTGAACGTTTACATAGATTTTCCTGTGCTTATAGGATATATAAACCAGCTCGAATCACGGGAATTAATCCTTGTGGCTTTAGCAGCCGAAAGCCTGCTGGAATTGGAAAAGATAAACAACGATTGTCCCGAAATGAAATGTCACAACTGCGAAAACAAACAGGAATGCTTGGCTCAGTCAGTCGAAAAAGCTTTGAGTGATTTATTTTCAGGAGATGACCGCAATGGCAAAATGTAAATCTTGCGGCGCGGATATCATATGGCTCAAGACCAAGGCCGGGAAGCTAATGCCCTGCGACGCCAAGCCCGTGCCGTACTGGAAAGAAAACGGCGGGCTGAGCAAGATAGTTACCGGGGGCGGCGAGGTCGTTTCGTGTTCGTTTGAGCAAATGACGATGACCCCGCCTACGGGCAATGGGTATATCCCGCATTGGGGTACGTGTCCGGAGGCCGACAGCCACAGGAGAAAAAGAACATGACATATTCTGTATGTATGCCACGATTGGACAACATAGGTATCCATAGCCCAGTACCGCCTGATTGGAAACTTGTTTTATGCCCAGAATGCGGCGACGAATGTTTTGAAACGGATCTGTGCCGCATGATAGTAAAAGACCCAGACAATAAAGCCGTATGTACAAAGTGCGCATTGAAAAAAACGCAATTATAAAAACCAAGGAGGGCGCAAATGCCGGTAGCAAAAAAGCAAGAAGTGGAAATGTCGTTCCCCGAGATAGAAATCGTGGAGACGGCAATCAGGATAGTGGGGACAAGCCCGCTGGTAGTACATAAGTTCAGCGAAAAGGCCAAACGTATGATTCTTGAGAAACAGCAAAAGACAGCTAAGTCCGCTGGAAAGGATGCGCGTAACATCTGGGAGGATGTTATCGGGGCTTGCTATTGGCTGTCGGAGGAACCCAAGGAATTCACGGAGGAAGCTTTCTACAACGCAATCCAGAACGGCGCCAGGTTCGGCTTCCCCACTGTCGGCGTCAAGGCCAGTATAGTGTCGGCGGCGTACCGCGCCGGCTGGGTCAAGAATAAGGTCAGCATGAACGGCATGTTCCATATCGACGGCGAGTTCGTCGAAATTGAGGGCGTGAAGCCCATATGCCGCGAGGATACCGTCACGCTACAGACCGGCGTTACCGACCTGCGCTTCCGGCCCATTTTCCCGGCTGGCTGGCGCTCGACGCTGAATATCAAATACGTGCCTAAGCTTATTAGCGTCCAGCAGCTTGTCAATGCCATTAATTTTGGCGGGTTCTCAGTCGGGCTTGGCGAGCACCGGATTGAGAAAGGCGGGACGTGGGGCGCGTATAAGGTCGAATAAATACGGCAGGCTAGGCGAGTTATGATTTGTTCGATAAGGGCGAGGTACGGCAGGCTGGGCGAGGTATGGTAAGGCATGATACGATTGAGTGGGGCAAGGCAGGCGAGGTATGGCCTTCAAGGTCTGATTTGGTAAGGCGAGGTTCGGCAGGCGTGGCGTGTTCGCGTTGGCTAAGGTAATTACGGCGAGGTTTGGCAGGCGAGGCAAGGCAAGGTATGATTTGGTATGTTCAGTTAAGATGTGGCAGGTATGGCGTGATTGGCAAGATGAGGCAGGGCAGGTTCGGCCAGGCAAGGTGAGGCAGATTGAGGCCAGGTACGGTGATTGGGTTATGGCAGGCATGGCAAGTTAAGGCGTGATTGGGTTATGGCAGGCATGGCAAGTTAAGGCGAGGAAAACTGGGAAGGGCGAGGAAGGATGAGGCACGGCAGGTTGGTTGGGGCCGAGTGTGGACGTTAGGATATGGCATGATTGGGGTTCGGCAGTTTAGGCGAGGCGAGTTAAGCTTGAGTAAGTCAGGTTTAGGCATGGCTGGTTTAGGCATGGCAGGCATGGCGTTATTTGTCGAGGCATGGTCTGGGCTGGTACATCAGGTTAGGTGTGGCTGGATAGGATGCGTTATGACTATGTGAGGCTTGGCAGGCATGGTGAGGTTTAGGCTTGGTACGGCGCGTTATGTTAATATGAGGTTTGGCAGTTGAGGCCGGGCAAGGCGAGTCCTGGAGAGTTGAGTTCAGTTCTGGCAGGCATGGATGGCGAGGCGAACCGCGGCCAGGCCAGGCGTGGCAGGCATGGTATAACGAGGCGAGGAGCGGCCAGTCAGGTCAGGGTATGGCAGGCAAGGTATAGGTAGGATGTGGAGTGGTTAATATGGCAATCTGTGGTTGAGTCCGGCAGGCAAGGCTTGGCAGGTGACATAAGGCTGAATGTTTGGTAATATATAACAAATTCAACACGCGTCTGCGACGTTGCTAAGAAGGTGCAGTATGACAGCCAAGGAATTCCTCAAGCAGACATTTAAAATCGACAGGATTATTGCCGCGAAAAAGGAGCAAATGCAAAGTCTAATCGACCAGCTTGACGGCACGGGGATTCAGTATAAGCACGATAAGATATGCGCTTCCGGCCCCCTTGACAGGGAAGCCGAAATGCTTGCCTCACTCAATGATTTGCAAGACCTTTTCGTCATCGGCGTTACCCGGCTGTTGCGCCTAAAGTACGACATTACGGTCATGGTTGACCAGATAGATGACCTTGACTGCCGCTTAGTCCTATTTGAGCGTTACATCAACCTGAAAGACTGGAAAGACGTAGCCCTGGACAACAGCCTTAGCTGGAGTACCGTACATAGGCTTCACGCAAAAGCCCTTAATGAAATCGAAAAAAAACTAGCCCAAGATTAAATGTACTGGGCTAGTTTTTTTGGCTCCGGCCTGGATTCCATCTCGTTCACATACCGGATTATCAGTTCGCGCGCCTGCCCGGACATCGTCCGGTTGTCCGCTTTCGACCACTTCTTGAATTTTTCAGCCGTAACCCTGTCAATGTTGACCGAGATAGTCGTGTCTGTTTCCCTGTTTATAGGCATCCATAGCCCTCCTTTCCTCATGCCTTTCAAAGTATATATCGACACTTATATATTTATTATAAATAACTTTCAGAAAAATATCAATATATTTTTCAAATATGTTCTTTACTGTTAAGTAAATAATTGGTTTGGAATAAAAAGACAGAGATGTTAAGTTTTTCTTAATAACTGCCGATATAGATAAATAACAGGCCCGTGAAATGGCTTAAAATGGTTATACACACAACTACATACACATAACTGTATACAGTTATGTGTATGTAGTTGTGTGTATCATAAAACGGATTCCAGCACGTCGTTCACAAACTCGTTGACGCTCTTGTTTTCCGCGTCAGCCTTTGCCTTGACCCTCTCGTACAGGCTTGGCCGCATGAGCAGCTGCAAGCGCCGCGTCTTGCTCTCTATATACAGAGGGTTCAGCTTGTAGCCTTCCGGGGCCTCTAGCCGTTCCGCGTTGACAGTTACGATATGTGGGGTTTTCGGGTCGGGCGCGTCTATGAACTGCATGGCAGGGTTTAGGCTGCCGATATCCTGTTTGAAGCTTTTGCTTGCCATTACATATCCCCTTTTAAGAATTCATCTGTGAACGCGGCGTAGTCGGAGGCCGCGTTGCTCTTTGGGGCATACTCGTATATGTCCTTTTTTACCGCCTGCGCTTCCCTGATGGCCGCGCATTCCCGTATCTTCACGCCGTACAGCCGCGTGTCGAGCTGTGCGGCCGTGTCCTGAAGCATCTCCGCAATCTCGCGGGCAATGACCAGGCGCGGGCTAAAGCGCGTTATAATGATTCCCATGACGGCCAGGGCCGGGTTGCAGTATTTCTTCACGGCGCGTATCGTTTCAAAAAGCTGCGCTATGCCCTGTAAGCTGTACACGTCAGCCTGCGCCGGGATGATACAGCCGGTGGAGGCCGTCAGCGCGTTCACCGTGAGTATGCCAAGCGCGGGCGGGGTATCTATTATCACGTAGTCATAAGCCCCGCCAAGCGCACCCAACGCCTCTTTCAAGCGGTATTCCTTGCCGGTCGACGAGATAACTATGTCGGCCCCGGCCATGGCCGGGGAACCGGCTATTATATCCCCCAGCGGCGCTTTCTGTACCGCTTCGCCGATTCTTGTTTCACCGTACAGCACATGCATGATACTCCATTTTGTTGCATTCATCAGGGAAGCGCCCATACTGCTTGACAGGTTGCACTGCGCGTCAAGGTCGATGAAAAGCACCCTGTAGTTTTTGCGGATCAGCCCCGCCCCAAGCGCAAGCGCCGTTGTGGACTTGCCGACGCCGCCTTTTTGGTTTGTGACCGCGATTATCTTCATCCTGCGCCCTCTTTCATATGCCGCGCCAATCCTTTTGCGTGTCGTATTTTATTTTATTATATACCATTGTGCTAATCTGTGTATACAACCAAATGAATACCGTTATACACATACACATTAATAAATCCAAATTATAACATTGACCTTATGCATATTGTGTCACATAATAGGCGATAATTAGTTATTGTGAAACAAAAAGGGGGGATGTTAAATTGGCAAGGTTAAAAAAACGGAAAGACGGGCGGTATCAGCGGCTAATAGGCGTAGTCGACGAAAACGGGAAGCCGGTATTGGATGAGGACGGCAAGCGTAAACGCAAGCCGGTATACGGGAAGACGCTAAAGGAGTTGAACGAAAACGCGGACAAGGCGGTTGAGGAAATGAAAGCAAAAACGATTGCCTCAACCATGAAAATGTCCGAACTGTGTTCGTTGTGGCTGGACAGCAAATCCTCCAAGGCGTACAATACGTGGCACTCCTACGAATCTACGCTCAACGCGCATATAATACCCGCCCTTGGCGGCCTGTGCGTGTCCCAGGTAACTGTAGACGATATCGAAAAGCTAATAAACCCTATCATAGCAAAGGGGCAAAACAGGACGGCCCTGAAAGTATTCACCGCGCTGCGCCAGATTTTTAAGAGGGCGCTGATAAAGGACATCATACTCGTAAGCCCTATGCTGCATGTCGAAAAGCCCGTGTATATGAAGCCCAAACGGCGCGCGTTGAAGCAAAAGGAGTTAGAGGCGATAAGAGAGGCCGATTTTACACTGAAAGAAAAAGCGTTCGTTTCAATACTGCACCGCACCGGAATCCGCATTGGGGAGCTTTTGGCGCTTCATGTCTCAGACCTTGATTTTGACACTGATACGTTTACTGTAAACAAGGATATTTACTATGTCGGGAACAGCCCGCACGTCAAGAATATGCCGAAAACGGAGGCAGGGGTCAGGACTATCCCTATCGCGGACGATTTGAAAGCCGTATTGTCCGAGTATATCCCGACGCTTGCGGACGGGTCAGATATCCTTTTCCCATACCAAGGCTCGTATATGACTTTTTCAGTCCTCCGGCGCTTCTGGGCAAAAATAATCGGCAAGATAAAAAGCAAAGGCGTCGAGGCCAACGAGATAACCGCGCACATGTTCCGGCACAACTGGCTTACGGAGTTAATGCGCAAGGGCGCGGATATAAAAACAATCCAGAAATTGGCGGGGCACTCTAAATCGGAGGTGCTTCTTGACATATATTTGCATGAGGTTGAAGATACCGTCGAAACAGCCCGTAAGTTGTTAAATTCTTAATGTGTAGTCAAAAATGTAGTCAAGGTGGGCTGGAAGCCCCATACAACCATGAAAGACAGAGGTTAAATAAACCTCTGTCTTTTATTGCGCTTGGTCGTGCCCGGCGTAATACTCGTCAAGGCTTATCTGGCCTTGGATGTGCCGCCTCAAATCCTTGATTACCTTTTTGCTTTTGGCTATGCGCCGGTTTTCCTCCTGAATGAGCAGGTTGAGTTCGGCTATGCTTGCCGTGGTCAGGTCTACGTAAATATAGCCGCTTCCTATGCGTATACTGCGGATTGCCCTGTGTTCATGCTCATTGTCGCTGTAAACCCCGCTTAGTATCTGGCGTATCCTCTGTTTCTTGGCGCTTTCCAAGAGCGCCCTCGGGCTGTTGCTGTCAAACAGGCCGACGCGCTCCGCTATCTCAACCGCGTCGTCAATGCTTACCCGACCCACTGCCCGGCATTTGGCTATGAACTCTTTTGTCGCTGTCGTTGTATTAATCATGGCCGCCCCCTCAGATTAAACGACATTCTTATTGCATTTTACCACAAATCAGGCAAATAAAAAAAGGGAGCAGGATAACGGGTTTTTGCCCCGTTACCCTGCTCCCTCAATATTTCAAGTTGTGCTTGCCTGTCAGCGTGCCGCTCATTGTCTCAACCAAATCTATCGGGCTTTTGCAGTTCCGGCATTGCAATTCCGTTAACCCGTTCAAGAGTTTCATGTTATAGAATTTAGTATCGCAGTTGGGGCAGTCGCCGGAAGCGTTTTTGATATCGCTTATCTGCAATTCATACCCGCATAGGCATGATATGACGTCGCCTATATCGGTTTCCCTGGATACCTTGATAACCTTATGCTTGCCGCAACTGCCGCACTTGTAGGCCAGAAGCTTAGTTTCTGGCTGGACACGGCTGTGTTCATGGGCAGGCTCCTTTTCAGGTTTGGCCTTAGCCGGGGCCTCGTCTACATCCAACTCTTTTTTGGGTACATTCGCGTCCCTAAGCCGCTTGATAAACTCAACCAAAAGCCACATCGCGTCGAACTCGCTTAACTGGGCAGTTAAGCGGGTACCGTTTTCCAGAATCAGCGCAACTTTCATAAATCACATCATCCTATTCCTTGGCAGCCTTGGCAGCCCTAAGCTGCTTCATCCTTTCGGCAATCTCATTGCCGTATGTCTTGGACGGCGCCCAGTTCCCGCCAAGCTCCTCCACAGTCGGCGCTTTGCCCTTTATGGAGGCGAAATGCCGGGGGTCCCTGGTCCGGGCTTTCGGGTAGCCCGCCGCGCCGGCGTACAAGGCCAAGTGATCTACCTGCGCGGATATGCCGTCTTCCCATGTGGCAAACCGCTGGTGGGCTTCCTTGTCATAATCGCCGCCGCCCTCTTTTGTTTTCATCCCGCATGGGTTACAATAGCTTGCGTCAAGTACGCCCCCGAATTTGCCGTACCCGGTTTCCTTTGCCGACTGGCAGTAAGTGACCGCCGGGTCTACGCCCGCATCCACGGACACTTTGTAAAAGGTATCCGCTAGGTCGGCAAAAAACGGGGCGGCCCCGGAGGCCCTGGCCCAATCTTTCATTTGCGCGGCGGTGGCGGTCGCCTTGCCAATGATTGGGGTTTTATGGGCCTCCGGGGAATCGGACGGGTCCGGGCCGCTTAATAAAACGGCTATGTCGTTGCGCATTTTTGCCCATTCGCTGGGGTACTTGACATAGTACAAGGGACAGTTTTTGCCGCATACGTCGTAATGCCTGAACACGTCCTTGGAAGGGTCCCAGCCGTACTGCTTGCATAGGCTGGCGCATAGTGTTATCAGGGCATTGTACGTTGTCCAGTTAAACTTCCCTGTCGGGTCGGGATGGCAGGTTTCTATGCCTATATACATGAAGTTGTTTTTGCGGGCCTGCACATCCCACTGCGGCCCGAACGACCTGCCGGCGTGCCAGGCTACCTCGTTGTCGGGGATTATCCGCAAGACCTCGCCGCTAAGCCCGACTATGTAGTGGCAGCTTGCCACGCCCGTTTGCTCGAAATAGTTGCGGTTGCTCAACGCGGAGCTTCCCGGGTTGCCTACGTAATGCACCACGATCCCTTTGGGGGACATCTTTGTGCCCGGCCTCCCGTACTGAGCGCCTAGTTTCAATAAATTCTCCTGAATTGTCATTTGCTTTCATCCTCCTTGTTTGTTCCTCCCCCTTCGGCAATGCCTCCGGAGGCGTCTTTGCTTGGGTTATAGTCGACCCCAGTCAGCTTCAGCACAAGCGGCAAAAGCCAGTCCAAAAACTGCGGGCCTATCCATCCGCTAATACCTGACAGCGCGTAAAGTAAATTGTTGCTGATGTTGAGGTTCTCTGTGACAAAAAAAATAATAACCCCCATAAATGACGCGATAATGCAGCCACTTATGAAATGGATTATCCTGACGCGCGATTCCCCCATAATATGCAGTTGACGCGCAAGTGCCCCGAAAGCGGCCAATAAAGCGAAAGCTGCCAGTTGAAACGTTTTATCGGTCATCCGTATTCGCCTCTTTAGATTTTATGATAATGAACACCATAGTGAAGTTCAGCAAAGTTGTAACCGCTATTAAGGCGACTGAGCCTATCAGGTACCATTCCGCCGTCTGCGTTACAATCGTCTCTTTTGAGATCCCGACTATTACCAGGAAACGGTTGTCATGGTTCCTTCCTGTAGGTATCCATCTGTAATGCATGAAGATGTTCTGCTTGCCCCCGACCTCCGGGCTGAATATAATCCTCATATCCCCGGACTCATGATCTCGTATGGCTTGCCTTACGCTTGGGTAAATAAGCGGGTTGAAACCTCCGGTATAGTTTGACTGCTTCGAAAGCTGGTTCAAGTCCTCGTCAAACACGGCGGCATACGTCATGACGGCGGTATCCAGTATCTCCATATCGAAAATAAGGCTTTGTTTGTAGTATTCGTGCGAATTCTCCCAGTCGTGGTCAAGCCTGATGAACGAGTCGGTATGGTTTGCCATCGTGGCGACTGCCAGTTTCTTTTCTTCAAATTTTTCGTGCATGAGGCTGTCATCTATCGCTATAGTCAAATTGTGAAAAAATATTGTAAAAGCAAACATGACCACTATGGGCACTAAATATAACAGCCTGGATACCTTGCCTAACTCAAACGGGTTTGCGATTTTGTACACAAGCGCCCCTCCTAAATATTGTGTTTCTTTATTAAGCCCGCTATAGTGCCGTCTTTAAGCCATCGCTTGACTAATGAGTCGATTTCCCGCGACAAATCCTTATCGTTTAGCCTTGTCGCTATCCCCAGCGGCTGGGCGGCGCACTTATCGGGCAACAATTCCGTCGTTTCGTCCAGGTATCCGTTCAGTATAGAATTGCCTATTGAAAAGGCGTCAACCGCGCCTATGTCAAGCGCCACCTTTGCTTCAAGCGCCGATATGTACTGCTCAAAATTGAAGCTGAGGCCGGAAGCGCCCATATAAATCTGCAATTCGCGCTTTGTCGGGGCCAGTTGTACGACACCTACCGTTTTCCCGTCCAGGCCGTCCACGTTTTTTATCCCCGAATCTTTCTTGACCATAAACCCTATGAAGTCGGTGTAATATGACGACGAAAAACTGTATAGATGCTTCCTTTCTTCCGTAATCGTGAATGTGGCTATGATAATATCAATCTCGCCATTGTCCAGAAGCGGCCCCCTTGTGCTTGTTGTTACGGGGATGAACTCGACGTTCGGACAATCGTCCGTTTCTTTCCCTATCAATTTTTCCGCAATCAGTTTAGCCAGGTCTATTTCCATGCCCTCGTAGCAATTGGTTTCAGCATTGAAATAGCCAAAGCCAGGCACGTCGTCTTTGACCCCGACCCTTAGCGCGCCACGTTCCCTTATGCCGTCCACTGTCGGCCTGCATCCAGCCAACAGGGAGGCTAATCCCGCCAATAGGGAGATTATGCATAATACCATTATTGCGGTATATCTTTTCATGATACACACCTCCACTGACAATCAAAAAAGGCGGCGTAAGGGCACTTGTGCCTTAACTACGCCGCCCAAATTTGTTTACTCGAATGCGCCGCCGATTGTGGCTACAAACCCGCCAGTGTTGCTCGGGCCACGGCTGGCTGTTATCCTGAAGCTGAAAGCGAACCCGTTAACTGCTGTCGTGTTATTGAATACGTAATTGTAGCCGCTCTTTACGACAAGCGTGACATCCTCCCATACGGGGGTCGGATCATTCGCGTTGTTGGAGGCAAGCACCGTAAACGGGGCGTCGGCCGGAATGCTGCGCACTATGTTCATGACCATTTTTGAAATCTGGTTGAGGTTCACCGGCGCGGCCATGCTCCTGGACAGGTTAGCCATCGGCTGCGCAAGCTGAATCGACAGGGCGTACACGCCTTTCGTAAACGTGACGTTGTATTCCGCGCTTTTGCCGCGGTTGTCGGCAGCCATTACATTCATGGCGTTGGCGCCGTTAAGCAGGGTCATGAAGGTCATGCCCGTAACGTCGAATGTGTTTAACTGGCCCAATACCGCTGTGTACGTGCGCTTCTGCACCCCGTTTATGCTTTCGATGACTGTTACCGTGTCGCCGTCCGGGTCGTTAACCGTGTATGTCCACGTAAAGCCGTCGCTTTTCAAACCAAGGTCGCCTGAATAGTCGCTCGTTATAGTGGGCGGGCGGTTGTTGTCCACCGTCCTGACCGGGCTTGTACTGAAATCAGACTCCGCGTTATACGAATCGAATGCCTTGACGCGGTACTGTACGGTCTGCCAGCCCATGGTAATCGAGTCGGTGAAGTTTAGCGCCGTCCCCTCAAATATTTGCGCAAATGCCGCGCCGTTTACGGAACGTTCCAGCCTGTAGCCGGAGAGGTTGTTGTCAGGGTCGGTGGACGCGCCCCACGTTACAACGATAAACCCGCCGCCTATGACGTTCAGCGGTACTTGGATTGTACCCGGAGTAGTCGGCGGGCGATTATTAATAACGGTTATGTTGCTTCCCGTACGCCAGCCGCTTTGCAGGCCCTCGGTATCGTAAGCCAATACGCGGAACATGACGCTTACGGTCCCGAACGCCACATTGTTGGTCGTGCTTAACGCCGGCCCTTGGAAGATCTGCGCCCAGTTGCTTCCGCCGTCCGTACTTCTTTGAAGTATGTACCCCGCAAGGTTGCCCTCAGCGTCTGTCGACGCGCCCCACGAGATAGTAATCGTCGTCCCGCCGTTTATCGGCGTCGGGACAGTGAGGGACGGAGGCACCGTAGGCGCGGTGTTCATGGTTATGAGGTTGCTGTCATTGACAAGTATCGTCTTTGGCAGGGCAAACGTCGGCCTGACCCTGCGGCTTTGGATAATATTCGCGTCCTGGTTTAGCGTGGTTATGAACGGGTACCGGTACATGTTCCCGGCGTTATCGAAATGCAGCGCGTCCTGGCCCCACGCGAAATCGCCGCCCGGCCATGTGCTGCTAGTCGTAATCCTGTATATCGTTGAGCGGAGCCAGTATTCGCCACTGGTGGCGACGGCCCTTTTTGCCAAAGCCCCGGCAGCTTCCCCAAAATCAAAGTAGTCAAACTTCAAGTCGCCTGAAAGCGCCTCAACGTAAATGCTTCTGCTTTGTACGCCCCAGGATTCAAACTGGCTGGAGTAATCTGCGTTCCGTATGCCGCATTCCCTGATGGACGGCAAGAATATCCTTGTTGTGTGGCCGGTTGTGCCGGACGTCTGCCCCGTCAACCTTACGGGTATCGTCACCTGGACTATCTCAGCGCGAACCAGCGCGTCTATCGAGTTGAAATATTCGTTGTTCAGGTATGTGTCTATAAGGCTGCCTGGGTAATAATTGTTGTTCTGTACCTGCCAGTTGTAGTTACCCCATTGCCTGGGCGCTTCCGTGTCCCTTGCCATTATGATAGTGGCGTTGTCCAGGCTTGCGCTGTAATTAGCGGACGCGATCCCGTTTACGAGGGGCCTGCCGTGCTGGACGACGATAAACTCTTTCTCCACGCCGCCGATTCTTACCTTTACAATCGAACCGATTGCTTTGCTACCTAACTGCGTAGGCATAACTGTCCCCCTCCCTTAGAATTCAATACGCTGCATTGGGACGTTCCAAACCCCCGACACAATGACGTCATTCAGCGTGTCAAACGTTATCAGGAACGGGTTGCCCGTTACGTCGTTAAGCAACATGTCCTCAAGCCTGCCTATGCGCCCCAGGACTTCCTTGAGCAGTGCCCGTATATCCGGATGGGCGTCCGGGTCCACGTTATGTATCGCGACAAAGTTCTGCAACATGATTAACAGCATATGGTATGCCGTGTTGCGGAAATAATCGTCGACGTCCTGCGCGGTCATGAACGCTATCGGCGGGTAGTCTACTACCACCTCAATGTCGTCCGAAAGTATGATGGATACCGGGAACCGGCGCACGTCGATTGAGCCGCCCGCATATGGGGCCACATACTGCGGGAAATCCCCCAGCGAGCCGTAGTAAAGCAGTATCTCCCCTATGTCCGGGTCGATTGCGAACACGCCGAATTCGTTAATCCAAAAGCCATGTTCAAGGCCTCCGTTCAAATCGCTGCGGTATTCCGCAATGAACGAGGCCACCTTGCCTTCGGTCGTCGGGATGGTGGACGTACCTGCGGCCACCGGCTGGATAAGGTCTGTTAAGACCAGCGGGTTTTCGTTCTCCGGGAACCTGCCGCTTCCGAACATGATTCGGGAAAGCCTAAGCTGTTCCCCGGCTATCAGCTTCGTGAGCAGGTTCCAGCCGAGCGTCGGTATTACAAAGCCATACAATTACATCGCCTCTTTTTTATCTATTGCCTGCTATATCGTACATGAACCCAATATTCACTTTCCGCTCCCATGCCCGACCTCGCGTAAGGGCTTTTGGTAATGAGTTGAATTCTTGGGCCTCTGTTTTCAGGTATCGGCCCAAAAAATCCGGCATCGTAAAAGCGGACATCTCCATATATTTTACTGAAAGCCAGCCACTCCGAACCGCTATAGTCATATCCCAAATTATACCTGGTAAACGTGCCGCCCGCCATCATCTGCCCGTCTCTAAACCAACCGGAAAAACTCAGTAGTTTTGTAATAGACCCCCGAAACAACTCGACATTGGAATGGGCGTCAGCGGCAGCCGTAATAAAGCCCTTAAAAACGCGTTCAAATACATTAAAGCCATCATCGTCTTTCATCTGCCGATTCACGCCGTTTTCAAGTATCATCACGGGGCTTTCGGTTGTGCTGTAATCTGAGCCTAGATTTATGGCGCTGGTCAGTATTGTTACCCAAGGCCCTATGTTTCCAGAACTGACTTTTGCCTGAAAAACTGCGTTGACAGATGAATCAAGGTTGGCACAGATTAGCAACCCGCCTATCGGGATAGAGTCGCCTTTTAACCACAATACCCCAAAAGTGAAATTCCCCGTGACAGGCAAGCCAGAGATAGAGCCGCTCTGCATGATATAATAACCGGACGGCTGGCCTAAAATATCCAGTATGTTAGTAGACCCGGCAGGCAAGCTGGCTTGCCTCATGGGACTGGGTAAGTTATGTTCACCCCATAATGCATATTCTTTAGTCCCGAGGACACTGTCGGTTACGCCTAAATGTATAGCTTGGCTGGATTGATCGGGAGCATTAATCCGTAGGTATCTCAAATTGGCGTTATCATTTTCGTTAAACGCATTAAGACGTAAACCAACACCGCCGCGACCAATAAGGGCTTGCCTGATAGCAGATGACAGAGTTAAAAAATTAAAATATATACCAGGACTTGAGCCGGGACTGGGAGCTACTTCTGTATCAAATACCAAATCCCCTGACATTGTATCCCCGGTTTTTTGCACACTAGACTGAGATAACTGGTCGTATACCGTTTTCACTCCGGCTGGCGTGGCGGCTTTTGTTTCGTCGTTATTAATCGTATTGCTCAGTTGGACGATACCTGGCTGAGTAAGGCTTGCCATTGGCAGCGAATTGTCACCAATGCGCGGCGGGCAGATGGTTACGCGCGACAAAGGCGTAAACAAGTACGGCGCGGGGGAAACTGTTCCGACGAAATTGTAGCTGAGCCTAATGATGTCCCCTTGGAGTACCGGTATGTCAGGCAGTCCGACGGCAAAAAACCTGGTATAGCTATCCCTAAGCCTTTCGAAAGCGAAAATAGGTGACCATTCGCCATTGCTTGTCTGCCTGTCCACGAAAACTTCAAGGACCCCGAAACCGTTTCCGTTATCAGCTTTAAAAAAGCCATTAAGGAACCCTGTAATCGGGGCCTCAAACTCATGAGAATAACGGCCTGGCAAAGGCGAATATGGCAATATAGGCTGTCCTTCAGATATGGGAGTCGTAATTTCCTGCATTAAGTCGGAGTCCGGGATTGCAAAGCCCACGCCTTCGCCTGCTGATTTTGGCGGGAATACATAGATTTTAGAAGACGGCGTGAATAAAATCGACATGCCGCCTGATATTTCCGGATAAAACCCAATGCGTATATTATCCCCTTGTTTAACGTGCAAATAGGGGATTGCTTTCCTGTGAAGCGCATTCCCTCGCTTATAATAGCCGGATATGGCAACGGTAAACCATTCCCCGGCCGAATTGCTCCGCTGGATCTGCATCTGGGCATTTTGTAAGATGCCCGTCGAGAATTCATAATAGCCGCCCAAAAAACCGGTAGTGGGCACGGTAAACTCAAAGAACGTCCACGTATACCCCGAGAGCGGCGAAGGGGGCTGGCCCGCGCTGATAGGCGTCGTAATTTCCTCGCCATTGTCAATGTCCGGCACAATCAGGCCGCTTGGCATATTGTCTTCTATGAATTTCGGGGGGCAAATCGTGACAGCGGAATAAGGGGTCGCAGTGCCTGGGTTCCCGGTTTCGGCGCTCAGGCATACCCTGAACAAATCGCCTTGTAACGCTGGTATGTCTTCAAGCCCGAATCTTTCCAAGTTGAATTCCCGGTGGCTGTAGCCGGATATAGCTGCCCATTCCCCGGCCCTGTTTTTACGCTGTACAAACACCGTGAAATAGCTGGTTGCAGTTGCGTTGTTCGAAACGCTTATATGTCCGTTTATAAAGCCGGTTATCGGCGCGGAGAATTCAAAATACAACGGGCTGTTACCCGGAGACAAAGTAAATCCCGGCATACCCACGCTTAACGGCATTTCGATTGTCTGTATCAAATCCACGTCGGGCACGGCGAACGTACTGCCATAAGGCGGTAAAAATTCGCTTGGTATGCGCCGCTTTTCGTCCAGCGGCACGACCCCGTTCGCCACGCCAATTATATTCGGCTGCAACGCGCTTGAGATAACTTCTTGTGACCTTTCGCCGGAGTTCATTATTACGTTTTCGGCCCATGCCGGCACAGGGTTGAATTGATCCTGGCTGTCCCTGAACCCATATTCGCCAGGGGGCATTCCGCCCGTAGGGTCTATCATGGCTATATCTCCCCCCAAAACTGTTCTACACTCGTATCCATTTTTAGGACCATATCGACTATCTCCCCATCCGCAAGCTTGATACTGGCTGGCTGTAAGCCTGATTCTTCGGTTTGCACGTATGCGGGCAGCGTATGGGTATATGGCCGCAACTCGGTTGATGTTATGGATTCCTGTACCGACATCACATGTACTGTCTGTTCGTAATCGACAGGCGGCGCCCACGCGGGCAGTCTGGTTTCCAGTATTGCCCCCCACACAACGCCGGCGATTCTGACGATTATGTCGTCAAGCACAGTGGTCAGCAATGTGTAGAACTCAAAGGAAAGGTGCGACTGCTTAATAATCCTGAGCGTCCTTACCGCTTCCCTGAAATCCATAAAGCCGTTTTCTGCCGCGACTGTATCCCCGACCACTTCAACGCGGAACGTGTTTAACGTCACGTTTTCCGTGATATTGACCTCATATCCGGTCAGGGCCGACAGCACGGCCTCAGTCCGCGCCGGGTTGACAGGCGGCCACATCCAGCGTTTAGCCATCAGCCGCGCGCGCCGTATCTGCAAGGCCAGTTCCTCATCGTCCGGCAGGTCGTCCGGCTTCTGCAAGTCGCATATGAACTCCCAGATATCTATTGACCATGTGCAGGTCTGCGGGAACGCCTCATAGCGCAAAAGCCGCGACAGTTCCTCTATGTCGTCGTACTCGCGGCCTATAACCTCAAACATCCAAAGCCCTATACGCGATTGGTCATAGAAGCCCTTTGTCACCATGTCGCGCATCCGCGCGGCTTCCGGGCTTTGGATTATGTCGTCAATACTGACACGATCGTGAACACGATCGTGTTTGACTTCAAATGACATTTAGCGTCACCTCGCCGGTCACTGGAAACGTCCCGACGCCGATGACGATGTTGTCCGTCGCGCCGTTGACAAGCAGGCTGGCGTGGTCGTAATCCACAATGCCGTCCGTGTCGGCCAGTGCCGCGCCCACGAACACGTACCGCACCATGTTCTGGGCAATTCCAGCCTGCACCTGCTGTATGCTGAATTCAGTCGCCGCCGCAAGCCAGTAGCGGCCCAGGTTAGTGATGTACCGTTCCGTTACGGTTGCTACATCTACCCCTGCTTGAAGCTTTACCGACGCCACTATGGATATATCTATCGGCTCCGGCGCGGCCACGGTCAGTATCGCATTTATCGGGGCAAGCCTCTGCATCCTGTCATCTGGTCTGATAATGTAGTTGTACACATTGTCAAGTATAAGCTGGTTGGCGGGGACGCCGTTCGCGTCTACGATAAACAGCCGCACCGTCCCTGTGCCCGGCCCCGCCCATTCCGCTTCCACGACCACGCTCCCGACGCCAGGTATCATCTTTGCCCAACGTACGTAATCCGCGTCACGGCCCGCATAGCTTACCCCGTAGCGTATAGCCTCAAGGACGCGTTCACGCAGGTCGTCGTCCGATTCCATAGGCACGCCGCCGGTCATTGCGGTCAGGTTGGTAACAAAGCTTATGTCCGGAGTTGGGTTGACCATCAGCATTATGCTGTCTGGCGGGACGTTGCCTATCGTGCCGCCCTCAAGCGCCTGAACCGGCACGTATTTTAGGATGTGGTTGGACGGGATTGTTATATCCGGTATTTCTGGTATGTCATCCGGCACGTCGAATAGGGTGTCGCTGTAAACTTCAAAAAGGATGGATGGCGCAAGGTTGGCCTGCGTGGCAAACTGGAAGCCCTGCCTGAGCAAACGCCCCTGCCTGCCCGCCACTACCAGGTTCCCATACGCGGGGTTGGCCGGACGGCGCGTAATCCCCTGCACTTCGGCGTGCCTGTCAAGCCATTCGCCGTAAGCCCAATGCGGGAACATTATCTGGATAGTCTGGTTAAGCTGGAACTCCACGAACCGCGCCTTTTCTATGGCTGCCGGCCGCGTGTAGTCCCAGGGGATGGAAGCCTCGCTCGTGTCTATGTCGGGCGGCATTGCGTCCATCATGCGCCTGTGTATCTCGTCTACGCTTTGGTTCCGCAAGAACTCAGGCGGCGTGTATTCGTATGGCATTAATCATCCCCCCTATGGCTTGCCATAATCATGGACGCCAGCTTGCGTGTACCGTCGCCTGGCTGCCGTCAGCGCCGAACACCGTGCAGGTAACATACAGGCTTTCGCCGCCGCCCTGCCAGCCGAACACGAAATCCCGCACCATCGTCGTGCGCCCCATCGGATCGGCAAGCAAAGCCTCCGTTATCGTCCTCTCGAACACGCTTTCAACCGCCTTGCGGCTGTCTTCAAGAAACGCTTCCTCAGCCTCTATCCCCGCGTTCGCGCTGTACGCGAAATGCGCCCACCTCTGGGTCATTATCGTTTTGGTACACCATAGCACCCACGAATCATAGCCGTTCCCGTAAAGTATCTGCTTTGAGCCGACCATAAAAAAATCGCCGCTTTCTATATCGAAAAGCGGCGCTCTTGGGAACCTCGGATTGTTGTTTGCGACGTCTTCCGCAAGCACGGCGGGCAGTTCAAAAACAGGGAATAAGTTCGGCATGGTATCAACCCTATATCCTTTTCTTTTTAATTTTGCCGCACTTGCAGCATGTCATGACAACAACGTCGCCGATTAGATTTGAAGTATAGCAGGCGTCTATTATCTCTTTTTCAAAATTATGCTCACAATGGAATAATTTGATAATTAAATCCACGATTTTCGTTACCATGTTTACATCATCTCCGTAGCCGCCATAACAATGTCGATAACACAGGCGTCGTCGCCCACCCAGGCGACAAGGACGCGGTCGCCCGGCTGTATCCGGTACATCTTCCTCGGCAGGTTTACGTTGTGGTAATGTTTGCCGTCCGGATCTTCCTCGTGGTCATGCTCGCCCTTACTGTTGTGAATATGGCTCGGCCCGGATATCGGGGGCGATCTGTGCTTCATGTCCCAGTTGGTGTTACCGCTTGGGTTTATCAGTTCGCCCCACCGGTTCCTGCGCTCCGCTGGCTGGCCGTTACGCGTCCAATGCTGGTCTTCCCAGTTGACAGGCTCGCTCTGGCTGTTCCAGCCCTCGTCGTTCCACCTGGTCATCGTCAGCGGGACAGTCGGGTCATAGCAGACGGAGCGGCATATCACATAGTCGGTGTACGGTATCGAACGCGGGAACTTGTTCGTAACCAGGCTCATGTCGTCCATTATAGTACCGAAATCCAGAATCGGCGGCACGTCGTTATGTGATTTCATGCGCCCGTCAAGTACACGCGCAAGGCGGTTTACGCCCTCACCCATGGTTACGCCTCCCTTGCGGCTTGCCTGCTTAATGTCATTTTCATCATGCGGTCCTGGGCGATATGCGTTACGCCCTCCGTGTAGAAAAAGCCTAGCAGGTTGCCCGCCCGCATTTCCACCAGGTCGCCTTTGCGTAAAATAGGCAAGTCCGGCACGTCAACTTGTATGGTTTCCTCCGGCCTGCCGCGCTCCTTAATCAATGTGTTGGCCTCATCCTTGACAGCGGCCAGCTTCTTGTTCGAGTCGCGCCGTATGATTTCCTGCAATACGCCGTACTGCTGGTCGCCCTTGACAATCGCCTCGACCGGCGCCCTGCCGGACTTGTCCTCCTTGCCGATTATCTTTACCTGCGTCACAAGGTTGTTCAGCGTGAATTTGTCGGAGGTCTGGACTGTGTTTTCAAAATCGAACCTGTAGACATCCGTATTCGTGCCGTACCCAGTAATAACAAGGGTGCCGTCCCGGTAGTAGGCGATATACTTCACGCCGGTTCTTATTCTGACTTCTTCTAAAAGCGTAAAAATCATATCGCTTATCGTATTCCCGCTGAAAGTCTTTTTCTCGTGGGTCATAGAGAACCCCCATGTATAGCTTACGGATATCCCCCATTCGCCGCATATCTTACTGATAATGGCTTTCGTGTCCATCCCTTTCGCGAAATAGAAAAAATCCTTGCTCTGCTGTAAGCGGATAAAGGGGTCGTAGCACGTCAGGGTAAGCTCTTTCTGTGTGGCGCTTACGTACTGCCATTCCCAGATTGTGCCGTCGAACACTTTTACTTGGTCTGCCGTCCCAAGTTCGGCAAAAACGTAAACAGGGCAGTTCAGATTCGCAATGTCAATCAACAGCCTGTCGCCTATTTTGCAATTAGCCACGGTTATCGTGGCGCGCTGCGACAGTTCGCTTATCTGTTCCTCCCATTGCAGGCTGATAAGCACGTTGTCAAGCTGATATAAAGTGCCGTCCGCAGCCATCAAATGGACGTGGTAGTTGACTGACGACATATTAACCATACGCTGCCCCCTTTACCTGCGGAACGGATTGTCCGGGCTGATAACCGGCTCTTTGCCTGTGCCGTACAGTGAGCCGCCAGTGCTTGGGCCTTTCCCGCCTGGGCCGCTTGCCCCGGTTGTCTTGTTGGCCTTTGTCTCGGAGGCGTTCGCCGGAGGTGCGTTCTGCGCCGGGCCGGGGATAACAAAGACCTGGCCGGGGTATATCATTTCCCGGTCGGCGCCGGGATAGAACTTGCCGGTCGCCGGGTCGATGTTGGCGGCGTCGATTATGTTTTTGTTGGCCTCGTATATCTCCATGTACCGCTTGCCGTCCCCCAGCATTTTCTGGGCGATAGTCCAGAGGTCGTCACCGGCTTTCACGGTGTACGACTGCGCGCCCGGAGGCGCGGGCCTTGCCAATCCGGAGGTTTCGTCGCCGCTTTTCTTGATAGTCAAATCAATGGCGTGAAGCAAGGTCAGCGAATACGTATAGTCCCCCATGCCATGCCTGTACTTCATGTCATAGGTTTCGATATATACGTCGTGGTTTATCGGTGTTTCAGTAACCATAAGCCTCAGCTTTATCCCGTCGCGCTGGTATATGCTCCACAGGACTTGCTGCTGTTTCGGGTCTTTCCATTCGCTCCCGTACGGGGCCTCGGTGCTTCTGGTTATGTACGGCTCGAACCTGCGCTTTTCGCCCGGCAGTATGCCGTTCCACGCGAACCCTGTAAGGTCGCGCCCGGTCGGTATTTTGATTGTGCCTATCTTGAGGATCGTGTACGTGGCGAATAGCCCGCCGGTCATGACAGTTATTTCTTCCGGGAGCATTGGGAACACAAGCCTGTCAGGCGGTGAGGACTGCCCCGGCAGGACTGTCATCTGTATTTCCATCAGAACACCTCACCTACCGTTTTCGGGGTATTCGCGAAAGACTGCTGTATCGACATGGACAGGTCGTATGCTATCTGGTCGGTTAGTTCTTTTATGCCGGACTTGATATTGTTGATTACGCTGTCAGGGCTTCCTCCGTCCACCTTTATTTCAAACGAGACGCTTTCAATCGTCACCGGGACGGATGGGCTGGGCGCGGCCGCCATTTCGGTAGAAACAGGCGAATACGGCTTTGAGCCAACGCCTAGCATTTCCCCGGCTTTCTGCCATAAGGACAAGCCGCGGCTGCGGTCGGTAAGAGGGATTACCGCTTCCGCGCCGTCCTCGGCAAACAGCCCTATCTGCGGCCTTGTAAATATGCCGCCTGTGGCAAAGCCTGGCGGCTGGGGCGCCTGGCCACCGATTATCGGAATCCCGGTACTTGGCATACCTACTGGCCGCTCAAATTCGACTGGGATTTTTACCGGGTTCGCGGTCGCCTCTTTTTGTATCTCGCCCATCAAAGTCCTTAGTTTCGTAATTGCCACATTTTTGTCGAATTGCAAGCTGTCCACGAAATTCTTCGACATTGCTTCGGCGGCTGGGGTAAGAAGCGTGCCAAGTTGGCCGGCCAGTTCCGTTTCATTGCCCAAGCCAAGCGCGGTTGCCCAATCTTCCGGCCCCCAAACAGATATATCAATCCCTCCGGCAAACACGGTCGCCAAAAACTGCTGTATCCTGCTTTGCAAATCGCCCGTGCCTTCCGGTAGGATTAAGTCTGCGACATCAGGGAATCTCTCAGCTATTTGGCTTGTCACGAATTCAGCCGGCTGCATATCTATCTTTTGGACTTTATCTTGGTAAGCCTGAGTCATTTTCGCCACGGCGCCTTCATAATCAAACCCTTCGCCGAATTGCAAACTCATAAGCTTTGCATACTGTAGCCCCGACTTCAACTGCTCATCGGCGGCGGCCCTGGCATCCTCCATCGACCTGGGCAGTTCTTTCATCAAAGCGACAAATGAGGCCGTGTCCATCTCGCCGCCGCCAAACTTGGCGGTAATGAACTCCGTCCCGACGTCTTCCGCTTGCTTGAATATCGCCAACTGGTCTTGGTACTCACGATACAGATCGCTAATCTGCGTCTGCTTTTCTTCCGGGGTAAGCTTCATGTTTTTAAATACGTCCTGCATTTGCTTTTCAATGGGGCCAAGCTTGTTTGCAATGTTCCAGAACGCGTTGTCAGTCCATTGACCAAGCTGGCCGCCCAATTCGTCGCCCAATAGCAGCCTGAATGCAAAATCGGCCTCAAAATGCTTGTTCTCAAGCATTTGGCGCGTGTCCTCGAACAGCTTCGACATGGTATCTTTATAGTTTTCCATTTCGTCGTCAGACCAAGTGAATCCCCTGGTCAGCTTCCAGTTCAGCTTTTCCAGGCTGTAAGCGGCGCTTTCCATGTCGGACAGGCTTCGCCTGACATCGTTCGTCGCCGTAGCGAACGCTTTCAAGCTTTCTGCGGAATCGCTGAAAGTCAGTTCCCTAGCCATTGCGGATATTTCGTCCAAGGAGAACGCTATGTCGCCGAAACGGGCGTTTAGGTTGTCCATGACTACCCGTTGGAACATCCTGCCGAATTGCTCCGCAGACACGTTGACGTCCGCAATCGCCGCCTTTAGCTCATGCGACGAATACTTGGCCTGCTGTTGCGCTATAAGCATGGCGGCCTCAACCGCTTTCTGCTCTTCCAGGAATTTAGCCCTTTGCTCTTCAAACTTTTTCATAGTCCGTTCAGCCATGAAGTTCCCGAACGCCGCGCCCAGCCCCAGGCCAAGCCCGGCGCCTACGCCCGCCCCGGCAATGCCGCCTATCACGCCGCCCGCGATAGTCCCGCCCGCGCGCCACGCGGCGGCTTTGCGTAAAGCCCTCTGGTATTCCTCGTCATTCGTTTTGTTGGACTCTATAAGCTCGTTAATACCTTTGTAAATCGTCGACGCGCCCATGACGGCGCCCGCGGCTGGTATAGCCACCCTTGCCAGGGGAAGCAAAGCGGAACCCGCCCCGGCCATTGCGCCGCCCGCGCCGAACAACTGCTTCATTGAAGCGGCGGTCTGCAAGCCGCCGCTGATTGCCGGCAATGCCTTTGAGCCAAGGAACAGCGCGGTTATTATCGGGTGGGCTTTCGCAAAGCCTACCATCGCGTCCCATATGGCTTTCATGACTTTTTCGGCGTCGAACCCTTCGACGAACCCTTCGGCGAAAGACTTGCCTATTCCGACAGCCTCGTTGGCGGCCTCATTTGTTTCAATGCCAAGCAGGCCCATTATCCCGCTTTTAAGGCCCGTCCCTATGCCTTTCCCTATGGACTGAGCTTTCTCCGCAAGCCACGCCTTGCCCGTACCCTGCCACCATTTGTCAAACGGCTGCGCTATTATCTCATCCCAGAGTATGCCTATCTTACCGAACAGGCTGGCGTCCCTGAAATCCGTCCTGCCCGTTATCTCGGATAGTTTAGCGGAAAGCCGGTCGATATTCTCAAACGCCGCGTCAATCATCCTGCTTATCCCAGGTATCGCGTTTTCAAACAGCCTGTTCAGGCTTGACGCGCCGCTTTCAAGCAGCCTGCCAACGGACGGTATTTTCTCATGCAGCATTTTAAAAAAATTCAAAGTGGCTGGTTCCAGCCTGTTGCCGATAATCGCTAATATGTCAACCCAGTCGTTTTTCAACTGCGCGATTTTCCCCAGGGGTGTTTCGGTCATTGCCTTGGCAAGCCCTTCCCACGACTGCCCTATTACTTCCTGCAATACCGCTACTTTTTGCAAATCGGTCGTTTTAATCGACTTGAGTATTTTTTCCTGTTCGTCAGTGAACCCAAAGCCTTTTTTCTTCAGTCCGTCGAAAGCGGCGTCCTCGGCGTTTAGGGCTTTGCCTAGCTGGGTAGCCAGGTCGGTCATTTGGGACTCGGTAACTTCAAGCCCCCCGGTCATGCCTGCCGCGTAATCGGCCATGACCCCCATCATTTGCTTTATCGCGTCCACGTCCGATATGTACGTGGCGAACTCGGCGGCCGCGGCGGTCATTGCCGTACCGCTGTACATAGTCTGCGCCTGCATATTTGCCGCGTGCCTTAAAACGGCGGCGTTGCCCGCCGCGCCCACGCCCTGGTTGTTCAAGACAGTCCTCAGCTGCGTTTCATAACGCGCCTGGGTGGCGTTGGTATCCAGCGCGTTTTTTATCGTCAGGCCGCCCAAGACAGCCGACGCTATCCCCGTAATGCCTATCAGATCGCCTATCCTTGAAATCATGCCCCGTATCGGGGCCGTCACCCGGTCTATTACTGAAATGGTAACGTTCCAGGCCTTGCCTATCAGCTTCCTGCCGGTACTCATAATGCCGTTTATTATCTTGCTGGCCTTGTCTATTGCGGTTATCGCTATTTCAAGCTTGCTTTTTTTCTTCATCCGGTTCATTGAATCTTCGGCGCGCCTGATGTTTTGCTCAAGCCTGCTTATATTCAGAATCGCGCTCTGGGAGCCTGCCTGTGTCTGGTCTACGGCGTTGATTATGACGTCTATTACAGTCGTGGTGTCGGCCATGTTTTACCCCTTTACATAAACGGCACGTTGGGTTTCCAACGTGCCGAACACGATTATTTTTTCTTTATGCCGAAATTCAAAGCCGGGGGCAGCTTGTTTTCCCGTTCAATGCCCCACAATGCCGCCGCCATGCACAATGCGCGTTCGCCTGGCGGGAGGGATATTATTTCGGACGGAAGCTTGCCCGTATGAATGAATATCCATGCAAGCAGCGTCGTCCTCCCGCCCGCGCGAATCAGTTTCCCGCGCTCTCGTTCAGGTCGTCGTCGAACCCGCTTATCTCGTCTATAACGTCAATCAGGCGGCTCTTTTCGCCGGCAAGCAGGACGCGGTCTATCATATCCACGCCCTGGAATATCTGGAACGCGGTCTGGGCCTGCCTGTTGTCCCATATTTTCAGCCTGTCTTCTTCGACCGTGGCCGTGTATATGAGGTGCGAGCGGAACAGGGAGGTATTGGTTTCGATAGCCTTCCTCGGCTGCCCCGGCTTGTAAGGGGCAAACTTCGTGGCCTTGCGCCAGCATTCCTGCGACTCGTCCTCAGAGATTGGCCGCAAGCGGAACTCAAGCCGCAATTCGCCCCCGCGTTTGATTTGGATCTTGCGGCTGCCCTCGTTGGCGTCCTTGTCCTTGCCAAGCTGTAGCAGGCCGTTAAGCAGTTGGTTTTCGTTAAGCAGAATTTCTTCCTGCTCCTGTTCGCGTTCTTCTATCGGGTTGATATATTCGTCCATTACGCGCCCCCATACAAGTCGGACGCCAGGCCGCTTATGCCGGTAAACCGCTTAATCATGTCCGGGGAGGCGTTGCAGCGGAAGCTCCATGCGCGTTTGACAAGTTCGCCCGGCGACAGGTTTTGAATGTCAACCGTACCGTCCGGCACGCACCAATTATAGACTATCCGTTCGCTTTGCCCGTCGCGCCGCCTCAATACCCCGACAAAATTATATCCAGGGAAATAGCCCTGCTTAATATCGTCTATCAGTTCGCCAAGCATAACGTCGTCGCGTACTACCACTTCGCTGAGGGTCAGGGCAATGCTGTATCCGGTGTTGACCGAGTATATCAACGCGCTCCCTACGGGCTGGTAGTCCTGGTTCACAGGGGAAAGCTGCGCCTGGAACGTGTCGCACTCAGCCAGGAAGATATTCTGCCCGGTCGTGCGCGTCGTTACAAATAGCTGGCCGTCCTTGCCTGATATAATCTGACGGACATCAAGTATGCTTTGGTCGTTTAATCCATTTAACATCTACGTTACCTCCTTTACGACGCGTCCGGGCTAAAGCGGAAGCGGAATGTAAAGTACAATTTCTCCAGGGAATCAATATCGTCGGCGTACACGACGAACCACGCGGAATCGCCTTCCGGGGTAAAGTCGGGGTCAACTATGCAATGGGCGCCGGGCAGGAGTTTCCGTTCAGCGACCATGACGTTGCAGACGTTGTTCGACGCCTGCACGACGTTCATGCGCCCGTCGTCGTCGTTGTTTATGCGCCCGACAAGCAGTTCCACCGTGTCGGTAATACGTTGCATAAGCTCGAACCGCACCTTGACGCGCTTGATTTTCTTCCAGCCCGCGTCGTCGTTCGTGCCGGGGTTGGCAAGCGAGTTTATGCCCTGTTCGACCCACACCAGGTCAGACGCGCTCTTTGAAAACGTCAGCATACCCGCCATAATCGCGCGTTCGTACTGGTTGTTCGTAAAAGCTTCCGTCAAGCCTATCGCGCCTGTAACCGGCAGGTGGGTAATGCTTTCGCTGGACGGCGTGCCCGCAATCATGCCGGATATGCGCGCCGCCGACAGGTAGCCCTCATTGTCGTTGCCAAGCATGTCGGTATAGCCGTGGCCCACATACACAACCTGGTAATCGTTGAACGCGGAGGCTTGCGCCAGCCGGGTATCAAAGTCCACACTTCTGCCCTGCCCGATAACGCCCATGACGAACTTGCCGCCGCTGTACGCGCGGTTAAGGTACATCTGCACCATAAGCTGTACAGCCTTGTCGGTCGTGTCAATCGCCAGCACGTTCCAGCGGTAAGGCTCCAGGGCCTCAAGCGCGTTCGTATAGTCGGCGACAATCGGGGCTGGCGGGTTTGTGCCTGGCGGGATGGTTACCTGGTCGATGGCGGGTATCGGGTCAGTTGACGCCGTGGCCGCGGTCAGCGTGAAAAACGCGCTCCTACGCGCCGCCGCCGCGTCAAGCAGCGCCTGGACCATGTTATAGCCGGCAGGCGGGGTAGCCGGGGTGAAGAACGTCAGCCGCTCCAGAAGCGTCGTCCCGTCAAGCAGCAACAGCTCGCTCACATCCGGGTTTTCCAGCGTCGGCCTGATGGTTAGGCTGAACTGGCGGTTTCCGGGGTACAGCATTCTAAGCGTGATTACGGCCACGCTTTGGTCGTCGCGGATTTGATATACGCCGGCTGTGCCGCCCGTGCCAATCCGCACGGCATAAACAGACCTTGCCCCGCCCCTGAATTGCTCCAAGAGAACGTTGGTCGTCCCGTTAGGGCCGCCGTTGCCGAACATCCTTGTTATATCCATGAACGATTCAAGCAGTACGGCTTCGCCAACCGGCCCCCAGTTTGACCTAAACACCGCCGCGCACCTGCCGTCATCCGCGCCGGCAACTGGGGGGGTCCCGATATTTTCATAGCGGAAATATACGCCGGGGCGTATCTTCCGTTCTCCGATGGTAAAAAAAGCAGCCAATTATCTAACCTCCCGGTTCTTAAACTTCTCCACAAGCTTTTGCGTTTCTGTCACGGTCGCCTTTGACATCCCGTAATACTTGAGCGCCGCCCCAACGACTTCCGGCATGCAGCCGAACTTAACCCGCGCGGCTTTCATAAGCTCGTTGGCGCTATAGGCAGCCTCCGGACTATCTGGCGTTGCCGTGGGGACGCTAGGCTTCTTTTGGACGGTTGTATCTTCGGTCATACCTAACCTCCATATTCAAATTTGGGTATATTGCGTTATTTAGCGGTATTTGCGCCGTTTCCTTCCTGTGCTGCGCAAGCACCCCGAACCGCCCCGTAAGCACAATCTGGCCCTCGCGTTCCGGGTCGGCGCTGTGCCGGATGACAATCCTTTGCGCCAGCATGGGGGAGCCGTCAGGCAAGATGACCTCACCGGCAAGCTGAACCTTTTCCACAATCGCCTTAATCCAGCGGTTGCGCTCCAAAACGGTTTCCGCAATCACATGCGCGGCAAACTGGCCGTTATACCAGTTGACGGCGTAAGTCTGCCTGTTATCCGCTTCCATGCCGATGTAGCGCCAGTACAGGGCCGGGTGTTCGTCCGTTGGCCTCCATATGTCGGGTAGCTGATATCTTCCGGCTATGACCGTGACATCCGGGAAATACCTGTACGTCCACGTATTCAAGCCCTCAACCGGGTCTGGGTCAGTCGTTATTTGCGGCGGGAATTCGGTCAGGTCAAACGTGACCGTTACCCCGAACACCTCCGGCTCCCCGGACATGGTAGGCACACTTGTGGCGAACGCGTCCGAACGGTTCCAGACAGCGCATGTCGTCAACTGATATCCGACTGGTTCGCCAGGTACGCTGTAATACGGGACGCTGTAAAACGTGCCGTTCATAAGCGCCAGGAGGCGTTTTTCTATGTCTTCCGGCATGTATTTACTTTCGCTCGTACACCAGACGTTTACCGTCAGCGTACCGCTCGTCCTATGCTCCGGGTCGTAGCGCATGTCCAGGTTGTAGTCTATGCGCGGGAAGCAGGGCTTCACCCAGCCTATGTCCGTGTCGGGCGGCGCTTTCTGGTAGAATACCGCTGGATGCGCGGGCGACTTTCCGGGATCATAAACTGCCAACATCCCCGACATAAGCGTGTCATGGCGCAACTGCTCTTTTAATAGCCCGTCAAGCACTGAACCCAGCGCCGGGCTCGACGTTGATTGTCACCAGGTCAGACGACCACCTGATTTCCCAGACCCCGACCGCTACGTCAACCGCCATGATTTGCAGAAAGCTCGTGGCGTTGTTCTGCACGTTGGCGAATAATATCTCTATCATTGGCTCCGTCACCCTTGTAACGAACCCGTTTCTGAACACGGTATCACCAGCACGCCTGACGCGGACTAAATCGCCGCGCTTGATGGACGTCTGGTCAAATACCTGTATATTCCTGTCTGCTATAAGCATATTTCCATCTCCTCCGAATAACTGGACAATCGTCCAGGCCGGTCAAGTTGCCGGCAAATTAAAAAACGGCTTAAATAAGCCATTTATATTCATAAAGAAGCCTTTCAGTCAAATAACCGGCAAATTAAAATTCATCCTTTCCTAAACGATAAGCCAGTTTACTATACTAATGTCAGGATTTGTTTTAAGCCGAAGAAGGTCGTCGTATGCGGAATCGTAATAGTCAATCTTTGTTTTTATGTTTTGCGAGTTCGTAATAATCTCTATTACACCGTTTGGCAATTTTACCGCAACAACAAGCCATCGGATGTTTGACGCCCCAACCGCGCCTACGTTTTCAAGAAATCTGTCTTTAAGCATCTTTTCTCCTTCTGGCAAATTAGATTATCTGTACGGACGGCTGTAAATCGCCTTAATGTTAGGCATAGCCCGTTCGATTACCCGTTCCTTGTATGGCCTTGGGGCCATCTTGCTCGTGCCGCCCTCAAGCAGTTCGCCAAGGTTGTACCTGCCAACCATGACGTCGCTTTCAATCATAGCGACAACGCTGTCCCCGTCTGTACTAACGCGTGGCGTCCATGACATCCTGAAGATACCTGTCCGGACGGCGGGCGGCTCGCCAGGCGCGGACGCGGTGTATGTACGGCCAGTGCCCGGTACCCGGTATGTCCTGCCGGTACGTGTGCCGCGCAGTACATACAAAGCGGATGTGCGCAGTTCGTTCGCGGCCTGGTAAGCGCGGGCCTGTATTTCATGCCGGACGGCTTCCACCGTTACGTTTACCGCATTCGCGACAATTCTGGTGGCACTCATTCCAAGCTCGTCCTTTCCTCGCAGTAAAAGATATTCCAGTGGCCTATGTCGCCAACGTTGTAGGGTAGGGCTTGGTTGTAGAAACGCCTTACACGCTGTTCATATTGGGCCGCGGCTTGTGAACCAAATACGGGTTGCAGTTCATATTCGAACACGTCGCCGGACAGTATTTTGAACGGCGGGATATATTGCATGATTATCTTATGGGTAATCGGATGTTCAAGCTGTTTCCAGCGTTCTTTTTCCTCCGGCTTGGCCTCCGCCAGTATCGCCGTTATCTGCCCTATCCTTGTTTCGCTGTCCCGGAGGACGCGCCCCAACTCCGTACCGCGCCGCAAGGGGCGGTACACGGTGAACACGCGCTGCTCCATGCCTGGCAGTAACATTACATTGCCGGTGAACATCACGTCACCATCTTCCTGAACGGGCCTGGCGAATTTAGGTTAGCCACATACGGGTTGTAGTTGATTTTCGCCCTGATATTCTCCTGCATCCCCGTATGGAAATACGGCGGCTTTTCCATTGCCCGCGCGTTCATGGTAGGCAGGCCGACGCTTGCCAATATCTGCTTGCGTATCATTTCGTACAGGTCTTTCCAGTGCTTTGCCCGTTCGCCCAAAGCGTAGCTTAACACGTCGACCTTGGTGTCCACCTGGTACGAAAGCTTGAAAAGGATAGCCTCAAGCACATAAAGTTTAGCGAATAGCCACGCCTTTCTCTCCGGTTTCAGGCCATACAGGATGCTTTCGTATTCCTCGTCCGCGAGGGCGCTGGTCGTAGCGCCCCCGTCGACATATGTATCGCCCAATTCAAAGCGCATTTGGTCTTTGCCACGTTCCTTAATCTTTTCAGGATCGTAGGTATAGGTCACAGCCTTACCTCCAATCTATCGTTTATGGCCCCGTCGCTGGCGGGGCAGTAGGCGCCGGTTGTGGCAACGTATCAGGGTCAATACGCGCAACCCTCCCAAATGTTATCATCCGGCCGATGGTCGCCAGGTTGATGACTTCGTTCGGTATTATTTCCCCGACTTCATAGTCCCTGTCGAACCTGACCGGCTTTGCGGCAACATAGTAATAATCCACATTAACCCCTCCGAACACGATCGTGTTTGTTTATACTACGAAATCAGGGCTAACGGCGTTTTCAAGGAACACCCCAAGGTCTTTGCACGTAACCTGCGGGTCTGTGCAGACAAGGCCCTCGATAAACTCCGTATGAGTCGGCGGCTCGCCAAGGTACTGCTGAACGGCTGTGTACATGCCGTTGCCAAGCATATCCCAGGTGAACGTGTAGCCAGCGCTCGGCTCCTCGATGGACGGGGCGTTAGTCGTATAGGTCAGAAGCAGCGAATTCGGGTCGCATATGAACCTAAGCTGTTCCGGCAGGCCCACAGGCGCGTCGTTGACTATGCTTTCGGCCACGATGATTTCGTCCATCTTGAAAAGCTGCGCAAGCACGTTCGCGGTCACGTCAGCCGGGTTGGCCTCGCTGCCCTGGTACTTGATACGCTCAAGGATGGAGGCGTTTGTTTGAAGCGCCGCGAACACGTTGACGCCCATTGCCATCTTGTTCGGGCGGCGCATCCCGGAAATCAGCATTTTGATGGACAGCGCGTTGAAGAAGCGGACGGGGTCGGAATTCTCGTTGTCAAAGAAATAGAACTCGTTCGCGGCAGGCACGGCGCTTGTCCCTGTTAGCACGTTAGTCCACGCGGCCGGCCTGAAGTACATGTCGGCCCACATGACGTCCTGATGGATCAGCATTTGTTCCGCGATAAAGCGGGCCTTGGAACGGCGCGGGTCGATGACCGCCGGCGCGCCCGCGCGCTGGAAGTCAAGCGTGGAAATCTGGTCGATTCCGGTTATGACCTGGTATACTTCACAGTGGTAGAAGTGGTCGCGCTTGCCGTAAATCGCGGGCGCTACATGGCCGTACTCCGGCTTGCGCCTCACGTTGTCGCGGGCAAGGTCGCCGCGGTCAAACTCGTAAAACCTGGATGAAGACAGAACGACCGGCACAAGCGGGAACATGCGGGTCGCGACAAAGCCCGCCGAGTTCTGGAAATACGCCAGGCAGAGGTTTGTCAGGTAAATATGCGGCTGGAAAACGGCTTTCTTGATGTTTACCGCCACTTGTTCAGGCGTTAAATTATTAGACATTGTTTATCCTCCTGTTCACACTTGGGATGATTATCCCCTTAAAGCCCAAAGCCGGTTCTGGTTATCTGGCAATGTACGCATTCGCCAGGCATGGAATGGGTAAAGGCCCAGCCAAAAATAAAATCATCGGCAATGGCTTTCCTTCCTAAACCACCCGCGGTGATTGTGATTGGGTCGCCTTTAAGCAATTCCTCGCTTGTCAGAAGCAGCCCGATGTATTTGATTAATATTTCCACCCGTTCCCCGGCGTAAATGGGGTCGAGTGACGGGCTTAAAATCAGCCCGATAGCCGTTTCGCCGGTTTCGGCCAGTACAATGTTTCCGTCCGCGTCATAGGCTACCGCCTTATGCGCGGGTTCTGCGATGTCGGCTGCGGCGTTCTCCGTAATGGTTGCGCTTTCGTTGATGAAAGCGTTAAGGAATACGTGTTCGCCGATAGCGGGGCGTCCTCCGATTGCCATAATTATTTGCCTCCCATGTATTCTTTATCGTATTGCGCGGCCAGTTCGGGGTTGTCCTCGAAAGCCTTGATAAGCGCCTGGGCCGTGGTCATCGCCGCGTTGTTCTTCTTAACGTCGGCTACAGCCATATTGACTCTGTCGTTGATGTCACCGCTGCCGCTTGTGTTCTTGCCGAATTCCTTAAACAGCCCGCTTTTCTCGACCGTTGCCAAATGCTCGTCAAGCAGCGCCACATAGTCGTCGTAAGCCGTGCCTCCGGCTTTCTTGAGGTCATACAGCTTCGCGGCCAGCTCGTCGGATTTCTTGCCGATAATCTCGTATTTCTTCGCGAACCCGGTAAGCTGCTCCATTTCGACGCGCTTCCTGAGCGTTTCCAGTTCGTCTTTTTGCTTCGCGATTTCAGCCGCCTGCGCCTTTTTGATTTCCTCGAATTCGGCCAGGGCTTTCTTCACGTCCGGATGGATATCCGGCACGGCGGCGGGAGCAGGCGCGAACCCAATCGGGTTGGCAGGATCGTTTTTCAGGCCGTACCTCTTTTCAAAGTCGGCCAACTGCGCCTGTTCTTCCGGTGTCATCTTGCTTTTGTCAAACTTCATATCCATTTCCTCCTTTGGCGGGATATCAATCCCCTTATCAACGGGCTTGGACACGACCGTATCACCGGTCGGGTTCGGCCCGGTTGTATCGTTCTTAGGAATACCGCTGTCGTTCGCCGAATTAGCGGGATTATCTGCCGGATTAGCAGAATCGAACCCGATCGGGTTCACGATCGTGTCGGCGGTTAGTCCCTTCCAGAACGCTTCAAACGCTGTCTGGGTCTTGGCGTTCGGCCCCTTGGGGACAATCGTCCCCTTCTTGCTGATGTCTTTTTCAAGGCATTTGCCGACGCACCAGCCCGGCACGGAGGCCCTAATCGTTTCCGCAAACTCGTCGAACGATTTAAACATCATGTCGCGCTTTGCCGTTTCGTCTAAATCCTCGTCAAAAAGGATTGACGCCAGGCTATCCGAGAACATGTAGGTGAAGTCGAACATTTCACGCGCGACTTTATGAAGTATCTCCATTTGAACGCCGTCATTGAACGTCATGGCGTCCTTTGCCACGCCGCCATTATCCTTTTTGTCCCGCTTAAACAGCCGGACATGAGCCAGCGGGTTGGCCCCGTTGTCTACCAGGTCTACGCTGGTCAGTTTCAGGTTTTTAAGCTTGTTCGCCAGATTTGTCACCCCTTTCATAGTGCGTTACGGCGCGGTAATCGTGACGGTCTTCTCGCCAGATACCCCACTGCCGTCGTTAGCGGTAGCGACAACCTTTACAGAACCTACAGCGACCGACGTAACTAGGCCGGTATCGTCAACCGTCGCGTCGCCGTCGATTTGCACGATAGACCACGTTACGCTGGGGTCTGTCGCGTCAGACGGCGCTACATCCGCCGTGTATTGGGCTTGGTTTGCCATACGGACACATCCTTATCAGTTTTTGTATATTTCATTGGCGCCATTAACCGAAATCGACTGGACTGGGTTTGGTTTCTTTTCTTGAATAATAAGCAGGCTGGTATACCATAAGCCTGATATCTTCACACGTTTGACTGATACATTTTCAATCAATGTTTCCCAATATTTAGCAAGCACTCTATCCCCCCACAGTATAAAAAACCTTAAATCAGGTGTTATTGTCATCATCAATGCCGTCGCCTATTTCCATGAGCGCCCTCGCCGCGCCGTCTGGGCTTGCGGACAGGCCGCCGTCATAGCGTTTCAACATGGCCTGCAAAACAAGCATGTGGTTTGCCTCGTCCTGCTGGATTTCCTGAATGGCGTAGATATCGGCTGAGGAAAGGTCTTCGCATACATAAAGCATTTCTTCATAGTCCTGCCGCGCTTTGGCCTCGCCTTTAAGCTGCTTCAGGATAGCGGAAGCCGTCCCATGGCTTATTTTACCGTTCATAAAATGCCCTCGATTCAAAATAAAAACACCTCAACACAATCGTGTTCACAACCGCGTCCACATGGAACGCGATTGTGGACACGATTGTGAACACGATTGTGTTGTCAGGTGCCTTTTTGTGGTTTACGCTGGCCCGGGTATTATGTTGTCAGACTGTCAGCGCCGTTAACTGTGATTGACTGTACGGGAGTAGGCGGTACGGTGATCGTGATTGTTTTTTCGCCGGATACCCCGCTGCCGTCGTTAGCCGTCGCGACAACTTTTACTGAGCCTACAGCGACCGCGGTAACTAAACCGGATTGGTCAACTGTCGCGTCGCCGTCGATTTTTACGATTGACCATGTTACGCTGGGGTCTGTCGCGTTTGACGGCTGTACATCCACTGTGTATTGGGCTTGGTTTGCCAATATAAGCACATCCTTATATAAAATTTAAAGCCCTTGCGGGCTTTATTGCAAATTAATTACATCCGGGCCGCTAACTGTAATTGAGTTTACGGTAGTAAATTGCGCCGGGGATGGGTTAGGCCAGAAGTAGATATTATTCTCGTTTCCCGGCAATAGGCTCCAGGCTATCGCGGTGGCTTTGTCGGGCGCCTCAACCAGAAGCACGGATTGGCCGTTCTGTCCAGGGGGGCCTTGTATTCCGGGCGCGCCATCCTGGCCGGGCGTACCGGGCGCGCCGTCTTTGCCGGGTTGGCCGTCTTGACCCGGAGGCCCTTGTATCCCAGGTTGTCCGTTCTGCCCGTTCTGCCCCGGAGGGCCTTGCTGGCCGGGAGGCCCCTGCTGGCCGGGAGGCCCTGGTTGTCCTGGCGGCCCGGGCGGCCCTTGTATCGCGCCCTGGCCCAAGGCTACGCTGTTCGTGTAGCTTTTCGCAAGGGCAAGCGTTATAACGTCCATCTAATCATCCCTTTCATAGCTGCGGTATGCCAAGGGCCGCCAGGCTTATCCACGGCTTTAACGTCCCGTTTGCGAACATGGTCTGATAATCGGCGAACGTCAGCGCGGTTGTGGTGTTATCGAAAATGCTTATCCCCAAATACCCAGTACCGGCAGGGAAATTCGATATATAGCCATTTGGTATTTCGCCGATATTATGAAAAAAGACCTGGCTGTTATTGAATGTCCGCAAGATGAACCTAAAACTGTCCCTTGGCCCGTTTGCGTTAAAATATAAGCGCATATCTGGGATTTTCCAAAGGTTTATCAGCCTTATCCTCGAAACGAATACGCCTTTGTCGCCGCCAGTGCCGTAATGCCCGCTTTCCCAGTCGTTTATGTTGGTGGATATCAGATTGGACGGCGGCGTCTCGTATACTATTTTCCCCCTGATAGCCGCGCCGCCTAATTCTTTCCCCCGCGCGACCGCGCCCTGGTTTTCCAGTACAGCCCCGTTTTGAACCATCATATGGTTGGTTGGCCCCCTTACTGCAAGATCCAGGTCTGCGTTTCGCCGTCAAACATGTACAAAGCTTTCGTGTCCATCTCGTAAAAGATAGAGCCGTTCCTGTTGGGTGGCAGTATAGGCTTAATATCGCTTGACTTGCCCATGTATTCTTCAACTACGGTAGTGAACACGCCAAACCTGCGCCAATCGGCTTTAATCAAACTAAACACCCTATCACCCCTTAACCGGATTCGGCCGGTATACGGTCGCCCGTGCCTTCAATGGAGAACATCGTATAATCCCCGTCCTTTATTTTCTGCCAGACATCGTCGTCTGTTATCTGGAAGCCAAGCCACCAGCCTTCCGGCAATATCCCGTCCGGTATGCCCATTGCGGCGGCCTTTTCCTTGGTAAAGACCGCGCTTTCGATTAACTCCCCGACGCCGCCGCGCTCGTGCATTTCGCCAGCAATGGCGTAATCCTTTGCGAAAGCGTATGCGGCTTTTTCGAGTTCGTCTATTTCGATAATGTCCTCCTGCCAATCAACAACTGTCCCACCGTCAACCCGCGCGGCCACGGAGGCCCAGCCGAACACCTGGCGTTTGTCGTCGTCGGACTTAATCACTTTGAAACTCAATCAATCACCTTCATTTCGGAAAACTCAGCCATTCCTCGTATTCCTTATGAACCCATTGCGGGGCGTCAAGCTTAATGCCGATAAAATCAAAATCCCCGTAGTAGGGGATAGGCTTGCCAGTTTTCTCGTCAATCATGACCTCATCAGTACGCGGGTCTAATTCGTACTTTCGCGCGAATACGGCATATCCTTCCTTAACGAACCGTGGCAATGCGGCTATTGTCTTAATCGTGTCATGACCTCCTCAACTATTTTGAGGCTTGATACATCGGCATTATCCCTGTTTCTTTTTACATCGCTAAAAGCCTCGGCTATAGTTTCGCTTGAATTGTTTTTCGCGTATTTGGATATCCCGCTTAACTTCAATTCCATCAAGCGTTCTTCGGATTTATTCCTGTTGTAGTACCCAAGAAGTTCCTCATCGGTATCGCTGTCCCCGTCAGGGCCAAGATATTTCCTGAACGCCTTAATCCTTTCCGCGTCAGTATACCTCGACTCGTCCAAAGCGGCTTTAACTAACTGGTCAGCGTAAGTATCGTTATTGAATACTTCGTGCGCCACGCGCAAATCCGGGTATTCCCGCCTAATCAGTTCAGCGGTCAGGACGTGGCCCGCTTCATGTGAGCCGATATCCCGCCAGGTAGTACCTTCGGCAAAGCTTGACTGGTTATAGGTGTACCAAGAATTGAGCCTGTCGACGTCCTCAAAATCCGAACCTAAGAGTAAGGATATCCCCCTTTCGTCAAGCTCGACCCCTGCCGGGGTACCCATCCCGGTGTATTCTATGTTGTCAATAATCCCCCTTAATTCCGGACTGCTGTCAAATACTTTATCCATTTCCTCAAGTATCCCTCTAACCGCGGTTTCATCCGTTCCGGCCAGTTGAATGTTGTCGACGCCCCAACCTTCAAGGTATTCGGGGGTAGGTTCAGGCGTTTCTTCCGTCGCCAGGTCTTGAATATCCGGGCCTTGCGGTATTACAGGCTCGGCTACTTGATTATACGCAACCGCGCACCGGCAGCTTGGGTGCGCCGGGGGCAACAACACGCCGATGGAGAACATGGCGTCCATATTGACCGTTTCGCCTTCTATACTTCCGCAGGTAGGGCAAACCCTTTCATCGTCGGCGGTCAACCAGGTTTTGGCGCAATCGCCGATAAAGCCCTGCAACCGCGCGTCCCTTGTCCCGCCGTATGAACCCTGGTTGTAGGCGTACGCAAGCTCTGTCCGCGCTATATTCTGGGCGCGGTATCTATGCTGCCGTCCAGCGTATTTCGCCGCGGCTTCACGCGCCCTGGACTCCGCGCGGGCCTGGGTCATCCCCGCTTCCAAGAACGCGTCCAACTGCCCGGCGTAATAATTCAAGTTGGCCGTAGCTTGCGGCCTGGTCAGCCCGATAACCGGGCGTATCGCCCTTGCCAGGCTGTCGACGCTTAGGTTGTTATGATATGCGGCATGATATGTCATCGCCCGGATAGCGTTACGCTGTTCAGCCGTCATGTTCGTGACAAGCTCCGCCCCGCGCCGCTGGATGAACTCGCCCATCGCGCTCGTGAAAGGGTTATATATCGCCGTATCGGTATTGGCCGCGCCAGCCGTGAACGCCCTAGCCCATGCCGGCGCAAGCCTCTCGTTTACGAATTTCGCGTAATCCCGCTGCCATTTCTCAAGCTGCTGTACGGTTAACTGGCCGGACAGGATTGCTTCGCGTAGCTCGGCGTATGTTATTGAATTCTGTTGCCGGTTCCATACGGAAACCAGCCAATTCATAAGCTGCGGTTCCTCGGCGTCAAGGAATGAGCGCAGCCTAATCAGAATATCGGAATCAGCCATGACTTTACGTGCCCGGTACGAAGCCGCTTCCATACGTCCCTTGCCTATCGTCTGGCGGGCGGTCCGTTGCCGACCCTCCAATTGCGGGTTCAGGCTCGTGTTCCGGGTTCCTGCTTAACGCGCCCATGTAGGTAGTATTCGGGTCGCGGTCAGGCAAATCCGCGGCCATCCGCAGATAATCTTCCATATCTTCATCCGGGGTTATCGCGCCTATGCCAACCAGGTCTTTGACGAACCTGGCAAGGTCTATCAAGTTCGGCTTTTCGATATCACTATGTATGAGTTCGGGGTATCCGGTCATGCCTTGGAAAGCGTCGCCGTTAATGTCAAGCAGCCTTGGGATTGCCTGATTGTTGAACATTTCGCATATGAGGTCTAAATACGCGCCTAGGGCTACGCCGAAAAGCTCCGTCTTGTCGCTGGACAGGGCGAAACTTCCGACCTTCTGGTGGCCGAGAAGCACAAAGTCCGCAAGCACGGTCATTGCTATCCGGTTGTCGTAACGCTCGATAATAGCGTTGGTGTCAAACTGCCTGCGGCCGCCAGTGGTCAAAAGCGTCAGCTTCCAGCCGTTGCCGATGACAATGCCTTCTTTTTCGTCGCGGCGTATCCTCTGGACAAGCCGCTCCGCGCGCGCCAGGTCAGCCGCCGCCTCGTCGCTCCATATGTCCGCGCCTTCCGGGGCTTCCAGCATTGGCAGGCCCGCCAGGTCGCGTTCTATGCCTATTCCCTCGATTTCCTGTATCCGGCGCTTAAACCACCACGGCCTGTAGGCGTTGCGCAATATAGACCGCCCCTCCGGGTTGGCTTTGCGGCTTTTCGTCCGGATATGCAACGCTTTTTCAATGGGCAGGAACACCTGCTCAAACGTCGGCGGGGCGCATTGGATCATGCCCTTTATATTTTCGTGGTCGTCATATACCCATTGCCATAACGTATCCTGGCTGCGGATGGGAAGCTTGCGCCAGCCGATAAGCCCGTCGTCGAATTTGCTCCTGGTATCCGGGTTCCTTGTTTTGCCCATCCTCCGTTTATAAATGATCTCATGCCAGCTCCATCCGAACGTTAAAAAGGACAAAACTTCGCTGATAAAGTCAGACCAAGTTTCGTCCATGTCGTGCATACATGAGAAGATAAATTCGGTTGCGCGTATGTCGGCTTCGGAATTGCCCGCTTCCTTGATGTTCCAGACAGTCTGCCGCATGAGCATTTCGATTGCGAAAAGGATAGCGCCTACGATATCGTCGTTGTCGCTCATTTCCTTGAATATTTCAATCCCTTTGCGCCCGCGCAATTCGCGGAGGAATTCTTCGTAAATCCAGCCGCTCCAGCGTTGCAGGCCGCTTCGGCCGATTTCGGTAAACGCGTTGCCTGCCACGTTTCACCTCCTAGAGTTAAATAAGCCCGCTGTGGGAAAGGAGATAGAAAACACAGCGGGCTATATGCAAAATAGGGCTACACAGCGTCCGGTCAGTACGGTAAATCGTCCAGGGACGCCCCTCCATCCAAATACGGTTGGGACAATCGTCCCCCCCGCCTCGCCCAGAGTGATAATCGAATGATAATTGATACAATGCTTACTACAAGCAACGACAACTCTATAATAACTTGTTTCTTATATTCTCTCATTTTGTGCCCGCCTCCAATAAGATTCTTTGTTCAGCCCATCGCCGTCGTCGCCGAACTTGGCGCTCGGCTTGCCCATGAGGTAAAGGATTCCCTGGACTGTGGCGTCTGTAGTATCCAAATACTTGGCGTTAGGGAACTTGACCAAATCGTCTATCAGATCGAATACCCACTTGTTCCTGCCGGTAGGCTTTGGGAAAAGGATGTTTCCCGCCTCAAAATACGGCGCGACTGACAGCGCCCTGTCCTCTTTGCTCCCCTTGGGTTCAAAGCTAATCATGCCTGGTATCTCTTTTCGCAGGAAGCTGATAATCGCGGGGCCGTTGGCCTTGTCCTCGACTACCTTTGCCCGCGCTTCCGGATGTTTCGCGGATAGCTGCCGGACTGCGGCCACGCTCTCGGTAAACTCCATCTGCTCGTTTATCATGTCGATGATATAGATATCCGCGCCTTTGCGCCCCATGACAATCCCGGCGCATTTGGAGCTTCCCTCGGATTTCTTGAACGGCAAATCCCAGGACTGGATTACAGTACAGCCATAGGGCAAAACAGAGTAGTAGTTCGTCATCCACGTACGCTTGAAGATATTCCCGTCCTGCACGGTGGGGTGCTGCTGGTACAGCGATTCCCAAACGCGGCTGCCGACTGTGTTTTTCGTCCTTTCCGCCCATTCCGCGTCAAAGCCCCTTGCCGGCCAAAGCGGGTCGCCAATCTGCCGCCCTAGCAGATCGTATTCCGTTTCGCACACGGCGGGCAGGCTGACCACTTCCCAGGTTTCGTCATGCGAATCAAGCAGCCGCCCAGCCAGGTCGTCTTCATGCCAGCGGGTCTGAATCAGTATGATACTGCCGCCGCTGTGCAGGCGCGTCCGGAAAGACGCCGTGTATTCCTCGAAAAGCCTGTCCCTGTATGTCTGGCTGCATGCCGTCATTGCCGACTTTATCGGGTCGTCGATTATTAATAAGTCGGCGCCGTGGCCGGTAACGCCGCCCTCAATGGTCGTGGAGTACATGCCGCCCGCATGGCCCTCGATTTCCCATAGGGTGGTAGCCGAATTGTGGCCGGCCAGCTTCAGGCCGAACAAATCCCTGCCGAACCAGACTATCTTCTTGCGGTTCTCGCGCCCGAACCGCTTCGCCAGCGCGTCGCCGTACGCCAGGCATATGACCCGCTTGTCTGGGTTTTTGAGCAAAAAATAAGACGGAAATGATTCCGTCACTGTGTAGCTTTTGGAATGCCTGGGCGGCATGAATATCATCAGCCGCTTATTCCCGTGTTCCAGAACTTCTTTCAGCTTTGAGCAGATAAGGCGCGTATGCCTCGCGTGCTGATACATGCCTTGGTATACATAGGTCAAATAATCCTCGTAGCTCTGCCTTGCCAGTTTCATAGCCGCTTTCTGGCTTACGCTAGTTGGTACCGTCATTCAAGTAATCGCCCCCTGCCAGCCTGCGCAACTCCGTTACTGATAAGCTATCGTACGGGTCTGAACTGTCTGTCGCGCCGGACGATCGTCCGGACGCGTCAGACAGCAAATCCATGCTTATCCTGTGGAAAGCCTCGATTGCTTTCTGCTTCTGGGCCGAAACCCGGCTCAGTACATCCTCAAACTTGGCTATGCGGAAACTCACGTCGCTAACCGTATGGCTGGAATCCTCTGTTTCCGTAACCGTGTCCGTAACTACGTCGCCGTTTGCGCCGTGGTACGTCACGGTCGTGTTCTGGGTCTTCTTGTCTTTCCTGATGGAATCGACAAGCAGCTTGTTTTCCGATTTCCTCAGCGCCTTTAGTTCGCCGATAATCTGTTTTTCGCGCAATGTATACAGCTTAATCAGGTTGCGCTGCTGGTAAAGCGGGTCTGAAAAGTATTTGTCGTTGGAGATAAACCCTTTTTCGTCATCGTCAAAATCGGAAAAAAAGAAGCCTTCATACTCATGCGTTTTGACCGAATTCTTATTGCGCGGCGGCGCCCCGTTGCCGCCTTTTGAGCCAACGGCATGTTGGTTGTTCTTCGGGCCGCCACGCGTTTTTGTTTTTGCTATTTTTTCCTGTTTTTCCGCAGTCAGTTCCAAATCCCATTTATCCCTGTTTTTCCAGCTTCGGACAGTCCCGTCCGATACGCCCAGCAACGTTGCGATTTCAAGCAGCGGTATTTCTCCGTTGCGTTGCAGGTAGATTTCCTTGGCTTTATCGCGTTCCGCGCTTCGTTCTGTACCCAATCACCCCACCGCCAATAAATAGCCCGCTAATACTTCATAATGATTTTGGCCTTGTTATACTCGTTGCTGGATACAATCATCCGGAGAAAATCCTCGCGCGTAAAATCGGACAGCCTGAATATTTCCTCAGCCCGCATACCCAACTGGATACCTATTTCCTCAACCGACTTCCCTTTATCAAGCAAGTTCTTAATAATTCTTTTCATCGGCTCAAGCAAATGCTGGCCCCGGGCGCGGTTATGCGTAATCGTGCCGTAGACGTAGTTGTCCTCGTCGGCCTGGTCGACGATAACACGCGGCACTTTCCCACCCAGTATTTCATAAAGCGTTTTGCCGCGGTACTCCGGCTTCAGGTCGAACTCCTTGGTAAATGTGGGTATGTAGTCCCAATCAGGCCCCGATATGAACCACCTGTTGAACCCGTCGATAATCCGGTTATCCGGGCGGGCCACAAGCGGCATGGTAAAGCCGTTGACTATAATGCTGATTGTAAGCAGTATGAGGTTATCGCGCAATACCTTGTTCGGGTTATAGTCGTTCGGGATAAGCGTATCCCTGTCGACCCATGCAAGCGTACTTAGCGGGCCGCAAACATCAATGCTCATAAAACGCCCGCGCTCCCTTGCGTTGTCCTTAGCCGCATATTAAATTCGGCCTCCGCTTCCTTGACGTAATTAATCCTCATTTGCGCCTTCGCCGCCCTGAGCGTCCGCAGTTTCGGGTCGCCCGCGACAAGCCCTTCGTAAAGCCTCTTGAACCCGGCAGAATCAGCGTACGGCCCCATTTGCAGGAATGTGTTTCTGTACCTGCCGGCGACCCATTTTGAATGCTCGGTCGGGAAATACTTGTCGGGGTTCGCGAACATTTCACAAAGTTTGGCCTTGTAATCTATCTGCTCGACCGGGCCTTGGTTATCCTTTTTCTCCAGCGCCTTGCGCTTCGCGGTCGAACGCCTGAACATTTCGGTATCCCAGTAAAGGGCCGCCAAGTAAGCGTTCGGCTCGCGCCTGATAACGCGTTCCAGCAAGTCGGGGTAATACTCGTTCATCTTGATTAGGTTCGCCGCGGAGTCAATCGAAAAATACTGCGAAACTCGGAGGTGGTTCTTATAAATGCCCGCCTGCCACATGTACAGATATATTTCGGGGATCTCGACCTTGTTATTAAGCAGGTACAGCCATACGTCGTTATCTTTCCAGTCGTAAATCGGATGTACCCGGTGGTCGGAGGTCATATCGTTCTTAGCCATTGTCATTGCCGCCATATACGATATCCGCTGATACGATTCATAGGCGCGGACGCCGACAATCGTCAGGTAATGGCAGAACGCGCGGTGGCAAAACTCCTGGTATGTATCCTGCCTGGCCCTCAACAATGGGTGGGAACGGATTGCGAACGGGGGAGGCCGCCTGACCCAGACGTCTTCTTTCCGCGAATCAAAGCAGATGAAGCTTTCGTCGCTCGCCAGCATATTGAAGCAGTTAAAATGCCTGACCTCAATGCAGTACCAGTCGAACCGGGCGCCGGCCAGCATGAACTTCCTGCGCCAGTCCAATACAATTTTTTCGACGCACGGGAATATGGCTTCCTCGTCGATAAACTGGACGGTCAACAGCCTGGGGTCGATTTCCCCGGCGCGGATTAAATCGTAGATCAGGTTAGCGGCGCATAGGCTGTCTTTACCGCCTGAAAAGGCAAACTTGACAGGCACGCCGTTACTGAAAATATTCTTTATCCTGATTTTTGCCGCCTCGACTACGTTTATGGATGCCTCCTTGATTCTTACAGCCATATCTTTTGATTGCAATGCGGGCAGATGATAAACTCGCTGTTATGGACAACGGCCTCGGCCAAATGCGCTTCGTGAGGGGGCGACTGCCCCGGCGACTGTTCCGGCGATAGCCCAGATTGGACAGGAGCCTGCGCGGGCAGGCTTGCCGCTTCCGCTTCCGCCCTTTCGCGCCTAGCGTTCATATCCTGCGCCTTATTGCTGTCCATGAGGCCAAATTGATTTATCCCCTGCGTCACTTCCTCAGCGGACGCTATCATCTGCTTGAGCATTTCCTCGTCATAGCCTGGGATATCGAGGTCGTTCCCAAGCTCGTTCAGGTAAGTTTCGATAACTTTGTAGTTATCGACGCCCATGTCAAATATCTTATTGTCGCTCATAACGATTTTCTTCTTTTCAGCCGGGGTCAAGTCCGGCCTGACAATAGCAAAGATACTTTCCCAGCCCAACTCCCGCGCTGCCATGACCAGCCCGTTCCCGATAAGGATCGTATTGGTTTCGTCGATTACCGCGTTCTTTGTCTGGCCGAACATCTGCAAGCTCCGCTTATATTCCTCAATCTGCTTGCGCGGATGGCTCCGCACGTTTTCAGCCAATATATTTAACTCGTTAAGGTTTACGCTAATTACGTTCATATGCGCCCTCCATCTAAAAAAACGTTTGCGCTTTCGATATATTCCGCCGCCCCCATTACTATATATGGGTCTATGTCAAAAACTTCCTTCCAGCCGTTTTCGATACTCCCCGTCCATTGCCTGGCCGGCCACGGGTGTGTGCCGCACAGATAGCCGTTATGCCAGCCATAGATAGGCGGCAGCTTAACGTCGTAATAATGGATAAAAGCCAGCACGTCTTCATGCCGCCAGTAGGCAATCGGGGAATGCCGCGTTACGCCCGACGCGGTTGTATATGTGTTGCCGCCCGCCCCTATGTAGTTGCCCTCCGCACGCCTGCGCCCAAGCAGGAGCATGTCAAGCTTGTGGCTTTTGAAATACTTCGCCTGGCCGCGATGCTGGACTATGTGGAACCACTTGCCCGCAGCCGCGCTGTCCTGCGGGAAAAGGATTCCCTGGTTTTTTGAAAGCCAGTACAAATCCTGGCCCGTATTGACTATTTCAAGCCGGCTAGGCTTATGAAACGTCACCCAATCCATAAAAGCCGGGTATTCCAGGTCGCACCTAACCAGGACGCAATCTTCAATCCCGGCCATCGCGCATAGGCGTTCCAGCACAAGGCTGTCTTTGCCCCCGCTCCATGAATACGCCGCTTTCCTGCCTTTGGTAGCTTGCATAATCTCCGTGACGGTCTTTTCAACCAAGAGGTCAAGCTCTTTGCGGGGCACGGCCTGCCAGATATTCTGCAATGCCGCTATCCACGCTTCGTTTTTCATAGTCTGTTTTTTCTGTAGCATACGCCTAATTTCCCACTTTTAGGTTAAATCGGTTTGTCGCGAAATCGGAAACACTTAGCCAATCGTTGGCTAAATCTCCGTTCCCGCGCATGTAATCCAGCCAATACTGCGCGTCGCCCATGATAACCGCGCAATTTTCCTGATAGTAATAATCCTCAATGTATTTAACGTCCACTCCGGTATATTTCGATATGACCTGCTTCGCCTCGGCCTGGTTGTTTTCAATCCACGCGGCGGCTTCCGCAATGGCCGTAACGAACCCCTCAGCCTGCGCTTTATTATTATCTGCCCATACGCTATTGACGACATGCATGGAAAACTGCTTCTCGCCGAATATATCCAGCGCGTCAAACAACAGCCTGACGTTCGGCTGCTCTTTCGCGTGGAGTATGTACGGCTGCATGAGGCCGATGGCGTCCACTTGCCCATTTATCAAGGCTAATTCCTGTTGGTCGAATGGCAGTATGACAAATTCCACATCTTCCCCGCTTAGGCCAGCTTTATCCAAGGCCATGAGCCAGGTGTAGTGAAATGAGGACTTGACAAGGTTTATGGCTATCTTCTTGCCCCTCAGATCCGCGACAGAAGTAATCGGACGATTGTCCGCGGAGTCATCCAGTACAAAGAACTCCTCAAGCGCCTGAACCTTTATGGCCGATTGGAGGTCTGACACGCCGATGACGGGAAGCCCTTGCGCCCGCGCGTTAATAATCGCCATGACGGACGATACGCACGATTCAGCGTTGCCGCCGCCTACAGCCTGTAGCGCCGTTGGCCCGCCCGCGACGGTATCAGTTATTTCCACGGATACGCCCCGTTTCTCAAAAAAGCCTTTGTCCTTAGCGACATAAACAGGGTCATACACTTTCAGCCCAATATAGCGTACGCTGCCTTTGGCCTCTTTCCCGCCAGACAAATTAGAGAGCGTCACTATCAATACGCCGGCAATAAAAATTAGCGCCCCAATAAAAATCCGCTTCAAATCCATCCCCCTATAATAAAATAGCCGCCATACGAGGGCGGATTCGTACAGCAGCCATATTCGAAAAGAGGCGTGACACACGCCTCAGAAGCCTAGCATAGTGTAATGCCTAATATGTTTCATCCACCCCCAGTAACCCTTTTCTAACTTTGCCCTGTAAAGCCGCCATGCTCCAATTCATGCCGCCTCCTATTAGGGCAATCATCAAAATAGTGGCGTAAACCTTGCTGAACTCAAACGATTGTGCGCTCCAAAGCAGATAGTACCCCAGGCCGCGCGACGCGCCCAACATCTCGGACGCCATAAGGCTAATCCAGCCCCCGCCAATGCCCAGCCGCAAGCCGGTCAATATTGAAGGCGCCGCAAGCGGGACACGGATTTTTGAAAGTACCTGCCATTCGCCCGCGCCCTCTGTCCTCGCCGCCTCCACAATGGACTGCGGGGCGTCCAGGCTTTCCAGCGTGGAAACCAATACTGCGGGCCAGCTCGTCCAGAAGATGACGAACACCCGCGCGCCGCCGCCCAGGCCCATGAGTACAATCAAAAGCGGGAACAGGGTCAGCGCGGAAATGCCGCGTAAGCATTCCAGTACCGGCATGAGTGCAAATTTTAAGCGTTGGCACTGTGACAACACAATACCAACGCTCAGCCCCGCAATCATGGCAATCCCTATGCCTGACACTACAATCTGTAAACTGGCCGCTATGTTGGGCCAGAACGCCTTATCGCAAACAAGCCCCCAAAATGTCCGTGCAACCTGAATGAAAGACGGCATAGCCGGGCTTCGTACGCCCGCCGATGTAACCTGCCACATCAACAGGGCGCCAATCATGCCTGCTATGCCGAACCTTAACCTGGCTGTTGTCCGCCATCGGGCATTTAGTTTTGCCCGCAACCGCCAGATTGCTTTGTGTGATTTTGTCATGCTACCACAATATCATATAAATTAGTCTCAAAGTGTGTCAACCTCTCGACACGTTTCTACTCTTTAGCATACCAATACCTAAAATACTCTTTTTGCAGGTTGTTTTTCGCCAGCCAGTCCATGAACGGGACGACATATGCGGCGACAGGCGGCGTTTCTTCCCTCGGGTATGTTTCCGTCCAGACTTGCCTGCCGTCGCTTATCAAATACTCAAACTGCCGTGCGTACGGGATAAGCTCTAAGTACATCGAATGCTGCGGGTATGTCTTGAATTTGCCGGGCTTGTAATTGTGCCCGAACTTAATGTCGTATATCAGGTCCTCTTTGAGTACGTCCAGCCGTCCGTTCAGCAAAAACGGTATGTCGCCAATGGTCACCTTTTTGGAGGCCACATACTGCCATACGCCTCCGCGTATGATTTTCGCTATCGCAGCCGCGCCCGGCTCCCAATCCCGATAGTTCGGGTAGTTACTGCAATCCAGCCCGTCAGCCATATCGCAGGCCATCTGCTCAAAGTCCAGGCCGTTCTGCATAGCCTGGTTCTTCGGGATAGGCTCGCGCCGCAGGGCCGTCATGAACTGCTCCGTAGCCTGTTCATCGCTGATATCGAAATACTTGATAAACTGGAATTGCCATGCGGACAAAAGTGAGGCCGTCATTAGATACCGCATAAAAAATCACCTCCGGGATATATGCCTATAATACCACATGGGACGCGAACGGCCAAAGGAAAGGCTTCCCCATGACAGGGAAGCCTCAATCCAGGTCAGTTAAGTTTAGCTTAATGTAATGGTCTATGAAAGGGTCAAATTCTAAATGTTCGATATTTTCAATATCTAAGCCCAGCGATTCAAGTAAACCCCAAACATCCTCACACGATTTATAGTCATTGATGGGAATACGCCTTTCGGAATCTCCAACTGTTATTTTAACATATGCAGACTCCAAACTCTCTCCATCGTGTGTATACAAGCCCTCATTTAACTTCACTAAATTTAAATATGCGATATTTTCCATTTTGCTTCCTCCCATATAGTTTGTAACATGATAACAGGTTTTGCAGCCTCAATCCAAGATAATTGCGTCCTCAGTCGTCGCAATGCCTTTTATATATTCCTCGCACTCCTTATATGTCCCCCGGTAGACAATACTGTCAAACACCCATCCGACGCCGTAATCGCTGACCCGCAGTTTCTCTATTGCGTAATCCATCCCCAGGTAAGGGTCGGTGCGGCATATGAGCCTGTAAGCAAATTCGCGCTCCATCATAGCTATATCACCTCCGAAATATTCGTTTCGACGTGGATTATATGTCCGTTGCCTGGGGCGTTGCAGAAATCTACATACTCCCCGGGGTGACCTTTGCCTGAACAGAGGTATTTGCAGAACTCCCCGCAGTTAGCGACCGGGTTTGGATCTTCCTCGCCGGGGTCATACATACAAGCTTCCATATCGCGTAAATCCTGTTCCGGTATGCTCGCCGCCCAAGCTTCGTGTTCGGCTTTCGCGTCTAAGTCTATCTCATAAAACTTGCATTTGCATTCTGCCATCTGAAATCCCCCTTAGAATTTAGCGGCGGGGCTTGTGACCCGCTCTTGCCGCATTACGCTGGCGTTAACCAGCTCACTCTGCGATTACAATTAACTCATATCCAATCCCTACACCAAGTACGTCATGACATGGCTTACACATATAAGACCAAGGGCCAAATATGGTTTTATCATCAAATTTTGCCAGCCTCCCACAAATATCACAAGCAACTTCCTCACTGATAAGTTTTTTTGTTATTACTGGCCCCTCATTCAGTTTCTTTGCTTTCATCATTTTGAAACCCCCTCAGAATTTAGCGGCGGGCTTGTGACCGCACCGGTTTCCCGGGCCGCATTACTGGGAGCGTGGCCCCCATCACTCTGCGTTTAGATGCCTGTTGTGGAATCAAGCCTTATGAAATTCTCTTTCTCCTGGACTTTTTCAATGAATTTCTTCAATGCTTTTTCTGTCTGGAAAAACTTCTGCTTCATAACTACCTCGTCTTTCTTATTAACCTCAACCCAACGCAATCCGTAGTCGTTCATTTCGTATCCCCCTTGTCATCATTATAACATTTTTCGACTTGTTAGTCAATAACTATTTATTTACTGTTACTGTATTGTTCTTTCCTTTCATAATATATATCGACCGCCTACGGAAAATATTAATAGTCTTAGGCGGTTTTTCCATGCCAATTTTCCCCGAACGTGTTTCTTCTATATAAGTAATAGTTATTGACAATACCTATACAGTATTGTATAATATATTTACTATAAAGAACAATTCTGTATTTTCCATAAATTGGATTGGCGAAAAAGCCCTCGCCTGTTAAACTTTTACAGGGAAGGGTCGATATATATATTGCAAGGGTAAATAAAATATCATGTACAGTAAAGAACAAATATGACAACGGGGGGAAGCTGACAATGACACATCCAGATATCGAAAGAATGGAACGGACTGGTTTAAAACCTTGGGAAAAAGACTGGTACAGCCCGGAGGAATACGACCCCTGGCTGGTAGATAGGGAAGACGAGGACGAGTAAAAGCCGGGGGAAAACCCCCCGGCGACACTAAAAGGGAGGGTTCGTACATGAAACATCAAGAAGCTATCGCAAGGGGATTTTCAGCTACAGGGTTCTCGGATTTGTCCGATATCGCAGCATTCAACAAAGCAAGGGAAGGCTTCAAGAAAGCCGGGTACAAAACGTTAATCGTAAATGAGCGGACGTCAAAGTATTCACGCGGCAACCCCGGATGCGCTTACCGCACCCTATATGTCGAGCAGCGGTACCGTGACGACGAGGCGCTTAAAAGATACGAACAGGAGCTTGACGGGCTGGCGGGTCGCGGCAAGGCCGCAGAGGAAGCCTTCAAAGCCGAATTGCAAAAAATCTCCGAACGCGGCGTGGAGCTTGAAGCAATGATCGCCGAATTGAAAGCGAAAAACGCAGAGTGACGGCCCGTTTCGGGCTGGTAATGCGGGAAAGCCGGTCATAACCCCGGCGCCGCTAATTTATGAAGGGGGAATTAGGAATGATGTATGGCAGGTCTTTACAGGATTTGGCCTTGGAGATTGAACGGCAGAAAAACGCCAAGGCAGACTATCTGGCCGACACGCGCCAGTTAAGCATGACGGTGTTCCCGAACATTGCGACGACGGAGTATGAGCCGCGCCTCAGCCTGGGCACGAACGGGGATACGATTGAACTGGCCGTAAACGAGATAGCGCACGGCCAGATAGCTTCACATACCGGCATCCCGTACAGGTACTACAACCGCATGCAGAAATCCGACCCGGAACTGCTCGCGCACAACGTCAATACATGGTTCAACAGGGAGCCGCAGACGCGGATGGTTCGGACACTGGACGGGACGGCGCGGGCGTTTTTGTCCGATAGGTACAGGCGCATAGACCACGCGGAAATAGCTGAGGCCGTATTGCCGATGATAGGCGACATGCCCGGCGCCACGGTGGAAAGCTGCCAGCTTACGGACAAAAAAATGTACATCAAGGTGCTTAACCCGCGCATCCAGACCGAGATTGTTCCCGGCGATGTAGTCCAAAGCGGCCTGTTAATCTCCAACAGCGAGGTCGGGCTAGGAAGCGTGGCGGTCCTGCCGCTAGTCTACCGGCTGGTATGCAGTAACGGCATGATCGCGGCCGACAACGGCCAGCGCAAATTCCACGTAGGACGCGCTAATGAAGCCGACGACAACTACGAGATTTTCCGCTCCGTAACAATCGAGGCCGAGGACAAGGCGTTCGTCCTGAAGCTTCAGGACATCGTTCGGGCGACAGCGGATTCCGTCCAGTTTGAACGCATCGTAAACGTCATGAGGACAGCCGCCGACGCGCGGATGACCAGCCCCGACATACCCAAGGTAGTCCAGCTTGCCTCCAGGGCGTTCG